AGGCGCTATCTGTCATTGCATTTCCTAAAAATGCGTTGGCATATGTTGAACTCCAAACAGTACCGTTATTAGGATTTGTTCCAAACACATAATCAATTGGTTGCAGTTCGCCGTTGGAGTCTGTAGTTGTAAATACTGTGGGGTCCGTGACAGCTATGCCGTCCAGAAAAAATACGTCAGCCAAATAAGCAGAAAGATAACTACTCCCAATAGTGGTCTTACCAATGCCATGAGCGTTTGCTTGGTTAATCCCGTAGTCTGTATTTTGAGTTGGATCAGAGCTTGAAGCAAACGTAGTTACTTGTACTCCGTTTACAAAAACTCTTACACGGTTTGCTGCTGTTGCTTGGGTGGTATCAAATGAAACAATAATATGATACCAGGCTGAATAATCCCGAAAAAGTTGTGCAGTTTCTCTCCAGGTAGCTGAATATCCGTTTACTCGTAGTGAATCGTTGCTAGCAAAAATAACTTGGCCAAACGTCGAGTTGTTGCTTCCAGTGCCACCCGAAAAAAGACATTGCTCAGCACCACCTGCACTTCTTTTTACCCAGCCAGCCCACGTCCAGATCTTACGATTACCTGGTAAAGAGGGAGTCCTAGAAAGAAAAGCAGAATCTGCAGGATTATTAAAACGGAGGGACCTGCTTATCTGGTAGGCACTACTACCGCCGCCTGCAGTAGGGGTTAGTAAAAAAGGATTTCCGATTAAAATGCTCATTTATATCACCTTTAACCAACAGTTCCTGAACCATAATTTAATGTAGCAACAGCATTAACGCGGCGGGGATTAGCAACATAGTAAGCCAAGATATCCACGCCGCTGGCGGTTGTCGTCAAAGTAGGTGCGGTATTTGATTGAAACGCCCAAGAACCGCTATAGGTAAGTAAACGTGTTCCGGTATTATCTTGACGAACAATAATAGTGCCTGTTTGACCGCCACTAGCGTTAATAGGAGACGCTAATGTTTGTGTGCCGCTGGTAAGAACAATTTCAAAATTATTGCCGGCGCCAAAATTTAATGTAATAACACCAGAAGCTTGAATATAAGTTGAAGTTCCAATAGCTTGTGATTGTACAATTACGGGACCAGAAATCGGACCGCCAACCTTATCGTATTTACTGCCAACTGCACTCAGAGCTGCGTTACCGGAAGCTTGAGCCGTAGCAGCACTTGCAAGTGCAGCGTTACCAGAAGCTAAAGCAGCGTTGCCGGACGCAAGAGCTTGGTTTGCAGTGTTTTGAGCAGTAACTCCACTAGCAGCAGAGGTATAACGTACGTCTAAAACACCAACGTCAACACGTTTATTACTAGTACCAGAAGCTTGAATTACAGGAAAATAATCGCCACTAGCCAGCGTCGTAATAGCAGTAAACTGTGATATCTTTTGGCTAGCCATGTTTAGGCAATCTCTAAATTAATTGTAGACCCATCTTCCTGAAGAATAGCATCTAGAAGCCCTCCAGTGCTTGTTTCCAGTAAGAAAACTGAAGTTGGGTTAGCAATAAACAGAGGTTTAGAGGTTTCAACCTCCACACCGGAAGAAGTAATTGCGCGGCCAACAATAGTTAAATAAGCGCCGTCATACGAAGTTAAAGCAAGATCAGAAGCCCAACCCGCATAAGAAACAGTTTGTCCCGAAGTAAGAATCGAAGCATATCGATATTCTCCAGGCGTTAATCCGCTCGCAGACGCATAAATATCGTCCGAATTAACTCGAATTAAAGCACCGGCAGAACCAGAATCAATAGATAGACCAACAACGGACGCTTGATCTAAGTAAACCGCAGTTGATTTATAAAGAAATCCGCTAGAACTAACAAATACGGCGTTACCAGCCGAGATGGCTTCACCTGCTGTAAAAGAAGTAATTGCCATCTCGACTTTATCAATAATTACAGTTTAGCCCTTACCTTGGCCACGTGACTTTTTACGTCCGTGAGACGGTTTGCTGTGCATTCCGTCCCCTTGACAAGTTTTTTTGGGTTTTGATTCGATTTTGCTAGTCGTGGACTTGGGTTTCGCCATGTGTTGGAAGCAACTCCATTAGCATACAGATAAAACCAAAAACGTCAAGGCACAGAAATGGCGACCCATGAGGACCCGTCCCACACCTTCAGGCGATTAACCGTCGTATCTAACCAACCGGCTCCAGCGGTGCTGGTACTAGCAGGTGCAGCAGCACCATAAGCAAAAGAACGAGAGGGTCCAGTTTCGTACCATCCGCTTGAAGTTGCGTCGTATACAAATAAATTACCCATCAGGTCGTTAAACCAAAGAGATCCGTCCCGAGGAGGAGCGTTATATCCCGCACCAGATGGCGGATTCTCACCTTTATATGCAAGAGCTTCAGCATTTGTCTGATACCACGCAGGATCGGAAATACCGTTACCGCTGGCATAAACAAACAAACGGCCTTCGTTAGTGTCGAACCAGAGCGAACCCGCTGCATAGCTGGCACCCGGTGCGCCAGATACAGTGACGGAAACTCCGCCGCCTGAAGATCCTCCTGTTATACCGCTGCCGCTAATTGTTACAGTATTTCCGCTGTAACTAACGGTATTGTCGCCAGCGCCAAAAATATGGCCGGAAACAGAATTTTGGAAAACTTGATCGTAATTAACGTTAAATTGAGTCCCGTTAACTAAATACAGACCAGAACCAGCGGTAAATACAGCGCCAGACGCCGAAGTAATTGTTGCGTTAATAACAGTAGTTGTACCGCTAGCTGTGAAATAAATGCCTGAACCAGCTTGAACAGCTGAACCGCCACCTGCGGATATACCGCTCATGGTAAAGTTCAGGTCTTCTATACACTGCACTAAACCTTCAAAGTTACTGGCGTAACCGGAAGGATCTATTGTAAAAGTAGTTGTGCCCACGCCGCTAATCGTATAAATACATTGTACAAGTGCGTCGATCGTACCCCGAAAATTGGGTGTGTGAAAACTATGGCGACTCGGATAATGAGGACAAGCGCCCATACTAATTATGCTTTAGTTGAGAGCCTCCTACTGTCAAGTTTAGCTCTTTTTAGAGTCTACTTTAATATTGTTTTGCGGGTTTTGTTTGTCTTTGTTGTATCGAGCGGAAATTCGTTTTACAGCGCTTACTGAGATATTTAAAATTCTTGCAACAGCAGAACAGCTGTTACCAATATTTAACAAATTTATAATTTCAGCTGTTTGCCAAGTTTTGGATTTGCGCGTATCAATTGCTTCTTTGATTTTGCGATATTCGAATGAAGTTGAACGTGTTGTCAGAATTTGGCGAACTCTTTCGTGCGAAATACCAACGAGCGCAGATATTGCTCGCAGGCTTTTTCCTTCTAAATAAAATTCGTAAATTTGCCTAAACCGATCTTGACGCTGTTCAAGGGTTAGTTCTGAAAACATTTAAAATTTTTAAATTTGGCCAACCAAGAGACTATCGATTCCTGGAACGTTTGTCAAGCGCAGGGTGCTCATAGCCTTCTTCTGCTAGCTTCCAGGCAGGAATTCCTAACTCTGCAGCGCGTTTACGGCACTCTTGCCAGAATTTAACTTCCGGATCCTCAACAACAACCTGAGGTTTAGTGGTTATAGGAGCCATGGATACCCCAGAAAGTTTATGTTGATATCATATTAACAGAGATTATTAAAAAAGTTAGGAAATTGCGTACTACCACGGTGCTTCTGTCGCACGCTGCGATCCAAAAAAATATTCTCAAATAAACTGCTTAACAAAAATTGCGTGCGTATTGAATTATTTAAATAAATTTAAACTTAATTTAAAAGTACTATGACACCGGGCTCCACAAGCTCAAAACACCTTAAAACTGCGATTTAATAAGCAATTTGCGTTAAGCGCTTACTGAAAATAAAAAACTTTTTTTAAAGGCAGGGCTGACCGTGCTATGCTTGTGTGCGTACCAGAGCACTCAGTGACCTCAAATAATCCTTTATGTCGCCCATCGACTTAATTTCGGTCTTTGGGCTTCTTGAACCCAGACCTTTACAGAATTACAACCAGACAGTTCAGAGGTCATACACGCTGGATTCCTTCGTGGTCGAATGCCATGGCGGAGTCTCCAAATTGACTTGTAAATGCCGCCGTACCGAGCCCTATGCGTTGGCTACGGAGGACTTGAGCCGATGCCACCCTCCGGGTGGTCTCTACGCTTGCTGGCTTTGTCTGAACGAACTAAAAAACGCTCGCACACCGTCGGACCGAATAGGAGTATGGTTTGCACAGAACCGCCCCTCAATCACAAACGACCAACATTTACATTTACCTAAAGCGTTTACTCGCTTAGTAAATACTGAAGACAATGTGATTATGAGACCACGGCGATTCGTCTACGCAAAATTTTATAACGTTGCGTTAAGCCAACGTAATAAGGTGTTATGTACCTGCGGGGATACTATTTGCGTTAATCCTTACCATATGATGCTTGCTGCTAGCCCAGCCACAAAGGTCACTCCCGAAATGAAAAAAGATGTGCATCTATGGCTTACCAAGAACATCAAATGCAGCTTGATTCGCGAGATGTTACAGACAAAATACAACAAATCGTTATCGCTAAGAACGATCACGAATTTAAAAAAATCATTGCTTGTGTAAATTTCCACTCAGATTTGCTACATCTGTTAAACTTTCGACAGCCTCTATCGACACAAGAATTTATTAGTGAGATTGGAATTTCAAAGCAAAAGCTTTTACGAGATTTAAAACAACTTATAAAATATAATCTCGTTAAAAAAATTTCATTTGAATCTAATGTTCTTTACGTCATAAACGGCGATTTTAACTCTGTAATTTTCAGAACTTTAAATCTATGACTTATTCCACAGAAAACAAGCCTTGCTTGTGGGACAAAAAATATATCATTGAGAATCTGCCGTCTTGGATTTATTCAGATAATCCTCAACCAGATTCAATTACAGAATGTAAAGCTAAGATTTCGTCTACGGAATATACAGTTCGGGATATTGATCTTCAAATTGAAGTTCGTGAATTGGAACTAAAAACAGGTAGTAGTCGCCATTCTTCAAGTTTTGACTTTGAAAAATGGCGTGCACAGGCACTGAGGGCAAAACAAACTCATTTGTACTTGTTAAACGCATACACTTACTGGTTTTTGCTGAATCAAAAAGAAGAAACTCAAGGTGAAAATGATAAAGTTAGTAAAGTCATCAAATTGCTTATTGAAGAACCAGCTGATTTTGTACAACAACTTGTAGCGTTACTTTGACTTGTTTACGTAATCAAAACCACAACAAAACTGAAACAGTTTGCGCGGATTGTCTTAAAACAATAGATAATCCGCCAGAAGAACCTGACTTAAATCTTGTAAACCCTGAGTTAAGAGCACTTTTTTCTCAGTTAACGCTACAAAACAGAGATTTAGCTGATTGCTGGAAATCTAACTACACCTATTTAACAATTGAAAAAAAACGTTTAAGAGTAGAAAACGTTTTATACGGTTTTTACAAAGGAGATATAGGAAATTACAAACTGAAGCGCATTTGCGGCACAATAAACTGTGTCAATCCTGCTCACCATCGTTCTCGATTTGAGTCAACAGACATATTTAAATCTGTACGAATCGGTTTTAACAGGAAAACCACGCTGCTAAACGAGTTAAGCGATGCTTATTGGCTGCAACAACCCTAAAATGGGGCGCTGGCTCTTGTAAGAACGGTCTTTAGCCAGTACCGTAGGGGTGCACTCAGTTTTTACCGTTTCCTGAGTGCTGTAAACGATCTGAAATGCTTGGTACCAAGTGTTTTGGCGGCCCCTACATCTTTTTCCAATGATCTCAAAAGAACTTACTGATTTACTGCGCAACATCGACACAAGTTTACAAGTAATTGCAAACTCAAGTGCCGGCAACTTAACTACTGCTTTTATAAATAAAAAAGCTATTGCTTCACGTTTAGGAGTAGCTCCTGTAACTGTAGATAAATTAATTTTTCAGGGAATTACCTCAAAAGGAGAATCGGGTTTAGTTGAAGGGCGGCATTATTGCCGATTGGACCCCACCGACGCCAACACGAGTAATTTTCTCTTCGATAGCGCTAAAGTGCTTCAGGACGCTTGGACCTCATTCACAGGATATTGAACATGACCAGCAAAAACACCGTTGAAAGACTTGCCAAAGCTATCTTTGGTAAAAATGAAGTACAAAATCGTATTGCAATTAATGCCGTAAAAATGATTATTGGCGATATAACCACGCTGTATGAGGAGTTTAGAAAAACAGAAGGACTTGGTGCTCTATTTTTTAACCCAGTCAACCCAGAGTGCAGTCACTTTATGACGTTAAAAGATATACATACTGATGTTATTTTGGCAGAAGAAATAATGGACGATTATTTAAAAGATTTTTTAAATAAACTTATTAATGTAATTAACAAAGAAGCAGAATCTAATCAACCAATTGTTGTTATGGTTGATGAAATGTCAATGAGTGTTCATGTTATTGATCTTAATTCCGCAGAAGAACGAATTAACGAGGTGGTAAATGCCGTTAGCGGAGATTGATTTTGTATCACCGCCCAATCTGGTAGCAGTAACAACATCATTTTTTGGCGGTCAAATTGATTTAGATCCTGCTTCTAGCGAAGAAGCTAACCAACTTATAAACGCCTATCGATTTTTTACACAAATCGATAATGGATTAAATCAAATATGGAAAGCACAAAGCGTGTATTTATACCCGCCAAGGGATTTTTTACTTTCCAATGAACAACCGCCAGATCACGTACTGTTTAAAAGACGAAGACGGTTTCAAAAATCAGCACAACGTGTTTGGTTAGAAGAAATATTACGTAAGTACCGTCGTGCTGAATTTGAAGAAGCAATAATTTTTTTAACTTCTTCAGAAGTTGCTCTTTTAGTAACTCAAAAATTAAATATTGACTTACCTATGTGCATAATGAAAGAACACCCTCAATTATTACTAGATGAACCGGGATTACCTAAGTTAACAAACACAAGGTGCTTAGGTTTTATTTTATATTTACCTTCGCCAACAAATACGGAACAGAGAATTATGGAATTTACTACACAATTCAGTATTCTTGGACGGGTGTATAACTAAGATAATTTACAGATTCATAAGAGTCATCGGGACCAAACGTATCTTTATTACCAAAACCTACTCCCACCGGGGTTTGGCGCATTTTTGCAAAAGACCGTTCGCGACTTAATCTTTTTGTACGTTCAGCAGGACTTTCGCTCCAAACTTGCCCGGCCATTCTTATAACACTACGACTACGATACCTGTAGTCATGTTTAGCGAAGGGCGCCTCCGCATGAAAATTTATACTACGTTCATGTTTTGATTCGCGAATCGAATCAGACATTGTAAGTATATAAATTCTTCATCGAATCCACGTCGCTTCTAACTGTTGGGGGTTTTGAAGCCAGACTCATCGCACGTGGATCATATTGAAGGTTAAAGGCTTCGTTTTTACTAACAGCATTAAAACCTAAAATAGGAGCAGCTAAAGTTTTATACAAACGTGCTGAACTTTCTTCACTAACATCTTGCACTCCCTCTTTGTATGCTCCAGTTGAATCAAGTAAAGATTCAGTTAATTTAGAATAAGAAGGTGAATTTATAAGATTAGGTTGATAATTTTCTAGCTGAGGTTTATATTCTTTGTTTAAATTTGCAATTGTGTTATAAAAATTTGTTGTATATGTGTTAACAGCTTCTTTTCCCGTAAGACCAAAAATCTTCTCTAAATCACTCTGAGAAGCTTCTGTCTTAGCTACGTAAGTATCAGCTCGTTCTCTAATATCTTTAGTTAATTCTTTTTGTTCCACTAAAGCTCTATCAACAGCTTGCTTAGCGGCTTCTTGGGCACGTCTTGCGGGTGATTTACCCATGATTAAAACACTGCTTGACCTTTAGCCAGTCTATCTCGAATTTGGTAACCGATGCTCATTGTTTCTGAACTTGTTGAGTTTTTACCGGGATCATAAAAATCAGCAGAAACATGAGCACCCGTCGTGGAACCTGTTCGGCCTTGTGTCCCTATAACTGTTCCGGCACCAATGACACTTCCGGGTTTTAAACCAGGATTTAACTTATCAAAGTGAGCCAACAAAACATCAAATTGTTTACCTGTTTTTGGATCTACTCCACGAATTTCAACATGATTTCCATAACCGCGTTTGCCTGGTCCTTTTTCTAAATTAGTTTCCCAATTTTGATCGCCAACTACTTTTAAAACTTGAGCTTGGAAAGGTAATTTAAATTCTGCTCCTCTGCCCCCCGGAATAACAAAATCAAAACCGGGTTCTCCGCTAGTATCTGTTGCTGAAGTAATAACCACGCCGGGAATTGCTATTCCTTTGCCACCGGTCGGCGAAACAGACTGTGTGGGAGCTGCATTTACTGCTTGTTCCGCTTTTGCTACTTGTTGGTTATAAACAGCTTCTTGCATTTTTGCTTGAAATAATTTCTGAACCAGTTCTTCTGCTCCTGAAGAAGATGATTCCACTGAATTTCCTGCCTCAGCTAAAGCTTTGTTTCTTAATGCATCCGCTACAGCAAGAGCATCTTCAGAATCACTAGTTTCAAGCTGGTTTGCAAGAGCTAAATACTGAGATGTTGTACTTTCAGGAGCCGCTTGAGAGATACGTTTTACAGCAAATGTTTTGATAATGTTATCAAGAGCACCCTTGAAGTCAAAGCGAGGAAGAGGGGGAGGAGGCCCTACACTAACTGCACCAGTATCAACTACAGGAGGAGCCTTTGCGCCCAGGGCTTCTGTAAAACTAAATTTATCTGGACCAATAATTTTTGAAATATAATTTTTAGTTTCGTCTGGTAAATAGCGACCGACACTACCAGGACCGGCATTATATGCCTGTAGTGCTTTTTCGTAAGCTGATCTAACTTTTACAGGATCGTTGCTAGATTTTCCGCCATAAGTTTTAATATAAGCTGCCATATTTCGAGCAGCGGCATCTAAAGAAGCTACTGGATCCCGAGGGTTAACGCCCCAACCACGAGCGGTAGAAGGCATTATCTGAGCAATACCTAAAGCGCCTGCTTCGCTTACTGCTCCTGGGTTAAAACCGGATTCTTGTTGAATTTGACGTAAAAAAACGTCAGGCAATAAGCCATATTTTTCGGCTTTTTGTTTAGCGATAGCGCGAAAATCAGTCGGCATTTTTTGCGCTGCATCTACACACGTATAAACTAGTTTAGAGCTTATTTAAAAATTATTCTTCGCTGCAACTAAGTTCTTCATCATCAAATAAATTCATATTAGTGTCTACATTTACACCTACTTCCTGCATAACTGTCTTATAAGCTCGTTCTCGGCAAATTAATCGAAAAACTGTCGTCCATAAAAATTGATCGCGGTCTTTATTGACCAATGCGTGAGCTTTTGTACGAATGCGTGTCAGTACAAACTCATCTTCTAACGTCAAGCCGCAGGAGACACTAGTAGACTCATCAGACATGTGAGAAGCCATTTGCTTGAGCTAGCTATCTAAAGTCTAGCTCTAGCAGATTGCTTGGAGAAAAAGCTTGGTACCCTAATTTTTTTTAATATTTATTTACTACCAAGCTTTGCAGGACCAATAACCTGGCGTTAACTTGCTTTTTTTCTCGTCGCAACTGTGGCGGGAACGAAACGCACGCTTGCGATCAGGGTCATCGCTTTTGTTTTCCATATTAGGGTCACCAAAGCGCACTAAACGCACAGTATCGCCTTCTTTTGCCGCCACGGAAAACTCTTTACCGCTTTGAACGTCTCGTTTGGGTTGGTTATACCCCTTAAAAATTTCACCAGCTAATCGAATCGTCATGAGTTCAACCCGTACACCTAGATACTAGCTGATCGAAATCTTAAGACCACATTTGAGCTACGATATTTCGTTGCTCATACAGCAAATAGAGTTAATATACATCCGTTACATTTTTTTCCGCGTACACAATGTCGGACGGTAAAGCCCTTCTTACCATCGCCGAAACTGCTGAACTACTTAATTGCAGTTCTGGTTTTGTGCGGAAACGTATTGCTCTGTCGGAAGCCAATCAGCCCGGTGGCTGGCCCAAGACTGTTTACGTTAACTTGCAGCCTAATGGCGCTAAATCTCTGTATCGAGTAAACAAAAACGCTCTTGAAGAATATCTTCAGAGCACCTCTAACGCTAAAGTAGAAACAGAAGAGTCTGCACCCGAACTGGCAGTTTGTTCTTTCTAAACAATGACGTATTCCGGCTCCTTTGAATCCACACCGCAGCCTGCTGATATGCAGGAAATGCCGGCTCTAGAGGAGCGGGAAGCGGCACCCAAGGCATCAGTCGAGGAGTTAATCCAAGAGCTGGTGTCTTTGGGTTCCTACGTGAATCAATTGTATCTTCAATCGCATTTAATTCACTTAAATGTTGAAGGACCTTTATTTCTATCTATTCATAAATTTTTAAACGATCAATATAATGATCACATTGAGCAGTTTGATACTATCGGCGAATTTGTTCGTTCGATGGACTATCTAATGCCTATGTGTGCTTGTGGGTTAGCTGAAGCATACAGAGGTTTTAACAACGTAAAGTCTTACGAAGCTCGCGAGATGCTGACAGTATATTTAAAAAATCTTGAACTTGGCGGTATGGCCGCAAAAGCTGTCGGTTGTCTCGCTAAAGAAGTTGAAGCACCCGACGTAGAAAATTATATGGCTGATCTTGTTAAAGCTATGTTTAAAGCTGCGTGGTTCCTAAAAGCAACTCTACGAGGTTAAACCAGCAACCACGTATTAGTTGCTCTGACATACATTCCGGCAGCAAAAGCACCCGAAGATTGTACTTGGTAGTACAAAGAACCTGAAGGTTGAGTTGTCGGAGAAGGAAGGCCGCTAAGGACAACAGTAGATCCTTGAATAACTCCAGAAGCCAAGATTGCTCCTGATGCAAGAGTCGCACTACGGGCAGTAATGGCACCTGAGGCCAAAATAGTACCTGACGACAAAGTTGCAGTTAAAGCTCCGGAAGCCACGATTGTTCCTGATGCAATAAGAGCTGATCCAGCTTGTATTGCAAACGTAGCTGTAGCTGCAGCAGCGGTATCAGCAAAACCTGCACTAATTTTGGACCACGTTGATCCAGTCCAAACTTTTAGATAATAATCTGTCGTTGAACTATCGGTCCAAAGTTCACCCGTGGAATTACCCGGCAAACCAGCCGGAGTTGAGTTAGGTGCTGTCGCTGCGTAACTACTGGGGCCGATTTTTCGAACAGCACCAACAGAATCTTCAAAATAAAGACCAGGATCTGTTGCACCGAAACAAAGCGCTAATTCTCCGCCCTGTAAAATAGTGCCACTGGGTCTATCCGAGGATAAACCGGATCGCTTTGAAAGCAGGATAACAGGTGTTGATGTCATTAATAAATACCTCCGTTAAGGGAATAAGCTGCTGGTGGAATTTGAGTGCCGTTTCTATAAGTAGACCCGTCCAGTATATTAACAGGCTCAAGTACGGGATTTGCGTTTAAATAAGTACCGCCATCATAAACAAGAAGATTTTCAAAATTAACAGGGGCAAACGGATCATATTCAGGAATTGTAAACATCTCAAAATTTTGAGGGTACATCTCACTCACAGTTTCTAATCCGCCAACATTTAATGTTTTCGTCATCATGTTATACATATCCGGATACGTGATCCGAGCAGGCATGTCATTTATCGTGGGGCTATACCGTTGCCACCACACAAGATCTTTTTCCCTTTTTAAAAATTCAAATTGTTTTTTTAAATCTATGTCAAATTTTTCACGATAATATTCGTTCATAGGCTCATCATTAGGCTGGTGTAGCCACGGTTGAGTTGCGTTGCCTTGGTTATATCTAATTTGCATATCCCACATAGCCGCGTAAATATGTTTACACCATTTAGGTTGGTAGTAATAAAGATTTGGATCTGAATAACTTTGCTCACTAACAGAAGGAATATTGTAAATTTGACGCAAATAAATAAAACCAAATGCGCGTGCATACCCAGGATTATCTTGAGCATCAACTAAACGGGTAGTTTGATCAGGACCGGCATCATAAAATCCCGGATCTAAATTTTGTACGCGAGTAAAAGGGTAACGGTTTCGTAAAGAAAGGTCATATAAGTTAAAATTTTCCCTATTTAAAAAGTCAGGGCATGTGCACTGAGTACGCATTTCAGTCGTAAAATACTCTCCTACTAACGGTGGTCCTGTAGCCGGAACTGCCAATGTGGTCGCGTCAACCACGCTCCAACTGTTATCCGCCGTAACGGAAATAAACAAGGTATTAAAAATAGGCGCGTAACTAGGTGTTCGCGGTACGTTATTAACACCTACGGCGGTAACGGTGTAATTGTTATATCCGTATTGTTTTTCGGTACCATCTGCATTAAACCTATTAGATAGAACTTCCCCAGTAAATAAAGAAATAGGTGCACCAAATCGAGTATTTAATTGAACTGCATAAGTGGAATCGTTGTATTTAGTTACAGCTGAAATTGCGTACCCAAAATTCAAAAAATTAAAAGAATCTCGCGGACGTACCCCAACCATCCACATACGCATATCCGCACGGGTAGACGGATACATAAAACAAGCACCTGGCACATAAGCGCCAGCACCAATAGTTCCTGTTGGAAAGTATTTAAACGAATACGTAAGGCCGTCATAAGCCTGCTGCGAATACATACTAAGTTCATATCCACGACGCCAACGAGCCCAAAGTGACACATAATCGTACTCACTTAAAAGACTGAAATTTTTTGTACCTGTAGCCGGCCTAAATCTTCTTTTAAAAGGAAGCGGAGTTATAAGTTCACGTGGATTATCCGAACCTCTAATTGTGCGCGGCTGTTCTACAGACTTATTAGCCTTGTAGCTATTGAATCCAAAATTATCAGATCCTTTTTTCCGCGCCACGATTAATAAAAACCGCCTTGAGCCCAGATTGTAACTCCAGAAGAGCTTAAACCACCCGAAACAGAAGCAGCTCCATTACCGATATATCCAGCACACAAGATATAACCTTTCTCCAAATAAAGACCTTCACCTTTACCAATTTGGATAGGAGCCACGATGTTCGTATCTCCTACTTGCGGCACAGGCGCGTTAACAGCAAAAAGTTGTACCGGCAAAGGATACCCGTAGGTGCCTCCGCTTAAACCAACTTCAAAACGACCAACCATTAAGGCAGCTGAAGTTGAAGGTGCTGATTGATTCGGAGCATAAACATAGAGCGCAATATCAGCACTACGAACTCCAGATCTATCTGGATAATTTTCGTTGCTAACGATGGTGATATCTTCAACCAAAGCAGCGTCTTCTGAAGGAAGATCACCAACACGAACTAACTGAATTAAGTCCGTTAAATTCGGATTGGTAGGATCACAACGACCAGTGCTAGCTGTAATTCGCGCCCCACGCAGGAAAGGGCGGTCGATTAAGCAGGGTTGCTTGTTTGTACTAGTACTAGCTATTTTACTAAACACCCTGTCTTTGGAAAATTGACAGGGGCCTCCAAAAAACTTCTTTTATTCTAATGGCACAAGTTAAATTTGCGCCTTAGTTAGTTAATAATAATACGAGGTTCAATTTTATATTTGTCAGGGTTAGTTTTCATATCTGTTTTCAAGGTTTCAATATCAGGATTACTTTCAGCCTGAGTTTTAGAAATAATAGATGAAATCAAATTAGTTAGAAACTGATCCTGATCATTATTTTGTAAATAATTTCCTAATCCCATACCGGCCATGGGGATAGGAGCTTCGCCGCGAATGCCGCGAATAAGATTTCCTACACCGCCCATAAGGCCGCCAAGAGCATTTCCGGCACCCTTCCAGTCAAAGGGTTTTGGAGCTGCAGAAGCACTGACTGAATTAATTGCAGTCCTTAATTCAGATGAAACAGGTCTTCCGTAAGCAGAACCATCAGACGGCGGCAGAACACCAGATTGCGTGTAATACTGCGGATCAGTTACAGAACCCATGATCAATACTCAACTGTGGTTATTGTAGGGGATTTTAGCGGTAATTAAATGCCCGTTCGTTAGCTTCGGGAGTTGAATAGTGATTAATAAGCTCAAGTAACTGAGGTGTGAGAGCATCACGCATATCAGCAGCACCTTGAGTGGCGTTATAAGCTGATTGACCTGCGCTTTGAGCACTGCCAATAGCGTTATTTGGGTTGTTAGTACCCATAGAAGTTCCAATTACAACTTGCTTATTTGGAACAGTCTGTTGACTAGGCAGTTTACGATTACCTAATTGTTTCTCTAGTAATTCATACGCAAGAGCAGGGTTAGATTCGGCCCAACGCATTAGATCATCGTTGTTAATAGCTCCCACACCAATAAGTTGATCAATAATTTGAGTTTTATTGGTATTAGCGTAAGCATCACGTTCTGCAAAGTAACGCTGCATGGGGCTTGCTGCTGTTTTTGAACCAGAAGCGTATTGTTGCTTCATGGAACGTAACTCTTCGTTATCTCCTCGCGTAACTGTAGGAGTTTGACGACCATCAACACCGCGATACTCGGGGGCGAGGATATCAACGCCGCTACCCGCTTGCATGGCGGCAGCTGCGGCAGCTACAGCTTGTTGCTGATTCTGAACTCCCGGATCATTAAACGCACCTGTAGTAGGGGTTGCAGTAACAGGACCCATGGAAGTTTCCACGGGTTGTTCTTGACCGCCGCCACCCATATTGCGAGCGATTAAACCGGCACCCAAACCGACACCGCCAGCGCCCAGAAAATAAGGAGCTAGTTTGCTTAAAGCACTCAGATCCATCTGCTTTAAACCGCCTGCTGCATTATTTATTTGGCTAGATACAGCACTTAAATCATTTGGATTAAAATTCTGTTCTACTGTTCCCAAATCGCGAATATCAACGGGGGAGATAGACTGTCGGCCTAAAGAACCACCGGGGGAGGGCACTAAATCACCGCCTCTAACATAAAGATCGCCCCGACCGTATCCAGGTGGGACAGGAGGTTGATTCCCGCCAGCAAAACGTTGGGGCATTGCTTCGCGAGCAATTCCGTACTGACCTGTGAAGGGATCAGGTTCAGTAAATAATGAACGTTGTGAAGGATTTGGACCAGGAATCGAAGGAGTTTCTAAAATATTACGCGCCGAAGGGCCGGGTAAGTCACCTTCGATGACTCGACCCGTATAAGAAGTACCTGTACCACGAGTGGGTTGAGGTGCTTGACCAGGACCCCAAAAACGACCTTGATCGTTGCGTAACTCTAACCTTTGTTGGAATGCAGCAGGTTCCGGTGCTCGCTGAGGTGATCCGATATATTGACCGCTCTGAGGCCGAGGAGCAGTAGCACCACGCAGCATGGGAACTTGACTATCCGCAGCCCGCATAAGAGGACCGGGTTGAGCCCGCCGAGAAAGAGCACCGACAGCTTCAAGTCCTTCGCGGGCCATTCCTTGTGCGGGCTTTAAAATCCCACTTTGTACCAACCCTTTACCAAAAACTTGAAGTAATTGAAGTAACTGGGGGTTTTTCTGGTTCACAAAACTAATGCTCAGTCCTTACATAACTATAGCTTTTATCGCCAATTTGCGTAGAAATACAATCTATCTGCCCGCGAAACATCGGGAGGTCCAGGAATAGCTTGAATAAATTCACCGCCACTCCGTTCAAACCGATACCGAGCTGCCACGGGGTCACGGTAATTAGGAATATAAAGCATGTGCGCCAGACGATCGCACTCATAGAGATAATTTTCTCGCCAGATTCGAGCAGTTTCTCTTTTATCTTGAATATTAATTGAACGGCTAACGTCGCCCAAAATTGTTTCTTGACGGCTCGATGCTCGTCCGGTTGCAAGTTCAGTTAAACGCTCAGCTTCTTCGCAACGTTCAATTTGCTGAACAATTTTGTCGTAATAAAATTCGCTGGGAATAGCGTTACTAGCTTCCATTAAACGGGCATAATCACCCGCTGGAACGGTGGCAATATTGTATCCGAGGTGATATGCAACGCGACTAAAGTTAAAGTCATCTAAACGGTACCCAAAAACCTGAGCAGGATTCCTGGATAATTGATTTATTGCAGCGTAAACAACTTCCCTTTTAGTAGCATCTGTCGTGTCAGGTTGAAAAACAACCCCCTGACCGGACAAATAACTCTGAATTTGTTCTAGCTCTTGCTGGGTTAACTGAGCCATAGCAATATTTGACTATGAACTTAGTCTAAATAAACCCTTTGGTTATATACGCTTTTAAAAAATAAAAAACTACTAATTATTCACTCAACATAAACATGATCACCTTCTAAAACAGAATCCCAATCAACACGAGTAATAGATTTAAGTTGCTCTAGTTTTGTAAACCGTTCACCAGGCATAGACTGCTGCAATTCTTTAATTTCAGTAGCCGTTTTCAGTCCAACTCCTTTAAGAACTTGCGTCAGCAACTGAGGAGTGGCGCTATTGATGTTAACCCGGTTAAAAGCTTGAACTTCGGGCTTAACAATCTGCCTACCACGGCGTTGTTTAACGTCTTTTGCTTCTAGTTCGGCTTCTTTAACAATCTCGTCAATTTGATTGCGATGTGCAAAAAAGACTTTCCCTGTAGTCAGGGACTTTACCATTTTATACTCGCCCTCGTCGTGTTCACTCAACACTTCGACTTTTACACCATTAGGGGTGTAAGTAAATTCTTTAACGGTAACAGCAGTCATCATGTAGACAGTGCTCTGAGCTTATTTATAGCACGGATCAAAAGAAAAAACCCCCTCCGGAGAGGGGGCTTGAACATTCCGCCTGAAGTTTATCAGGAAGGAACAGTCGAGGTGTAAGCGTTGGACTCAATAAGACCAGCGGGCTGCAGAGCCAGATCATCACGCAGAGGTGCTTGGTCAGGAAGCAACCAGCAGACTTCGGCGATACCGAGAGCCTTGTTACGACCGGCAAGCTTGTTAGCACCAGCGCGGGGGTCATAGACACCAGAACCAAGACCAATACCGGAACCAGGAACGGTAGCGGTGCTGTAGAGACGATACTTAGTATCGGCTTTAACAGCTTGCATGTTGGCAGTGTTCCAGGCATCGCTGGAATTCCAGGAGCCGTTCTCGATGCGGTTGCTAGCGCCCACAAGGTTGGCAAAGAAACCGCTGGGGCTGGGAGCTGTGGTCAGACCTGAAGACAGGGCAGGACCAACGCCAAGAGCAGGAGCAGCTTGAGCACCAGCGATACCACTGGAGATCACGTCGCCGCCGTCAAGGCGAACGCTCACACGGTACACATAGGCACCAGAGGGAACGACGATACCGTCGGTGATGTCAGGGCGAACATCCTTATAAGCGTCAGGAGACGGAATAATGATGTCGGCAGCCCGGAACGGTTGGTTAGTGGAGTTCTGACCTGAACTGTAAGGTTGAGTGTAGTACTCAAGCTGGTTGGTGCTAGAGCTGGCCTGATAAGACAGGTCAACGTAGCCTACGGCTTGCTGGGCAACCCAGCCGGGACGGTAGACAACGCCAACGGGACCGCCAACAGGCTGATTGCTGTAGGTCTCGTTAGTGCCGTTCTCGTTCTGAAACGAGAAGCTGCTTTCGCTGTGCCAGTAGCGAAGAACATTGACGTAGTTACCAGGATAAATCTTGGCAACTGCGATTTGCTGAGGGTTAGTAGCCATCGTTAGTTATCTCCTTATTAAACGTTAAAGGAGTAAGCGATGGTGGCGAAGTCAGCGTTCAGAAGTTCGAAACCTGCGTACAGGCTCCAAATCATCATGATGAAACGGCTGAAGTCGTCGTTATTGTTCAACAGAACTTGAGCATTGTTACCGCCGATACCGACGCCAACAGCTTGAGGACCGAAGAACATACCAATGGCAGTGTCATAAGTGCCAGCGGTACCACCAATCGTTGCAGAAGCGGTTTGGGAAGGCATGTTGGTGGATTCGAAGAATCGCACACCTTCAAACACAAAACCGGTGGGCATAATCGGTTCGCCAGCCACGAAGGTGGCTTGACCGAAGCCCTGACCCATGTACAGCGCAGCGTTAGGCTGCATTGCGGACATGAGGGGGTTGATTTGACCGTTGCCGGGGTAACGAGCAACTTCGCGGAAGTCGCTGTTCTGGCGCAGGTGCATCAGGAAGGTGGGGTCCACCACGGCGCGGTAGAAACCGTCCTGATAAGTAGGAGTGTTGCGCTTGCGCAGGCTCTTCACCACGCGCAGCAAGTCATCCTTAACGTCGAACTTAGCTTGTTCGGCGTTGGTGTAGGTAAGACCACCAACGGCAAGGTTGCCGGGGTAGTAGTAACCACCTTGGGAGTCAGAAGACTGACCTTTCGAAACAGCTTTCAGGAGTTCATTGATGAACACCCGATCGCGCCAACGACGATAATCGTCGAGCAGCGTCAGTGAGCCGATCGATTGGTGGAAAGCAGTCAGGTTGCCGGTATCCAGCAGAAGACGCTGCGCGGTGATCAGAGTCTCGCGAGCAATCTTAAAGGTGCTGGGCTGAGTCGGATCACTGGGATCTGCAGGGCCGGTGTACTCACGAAGAGTCACCAGCACCTTGTCCTTGACAATGTTCCGACTATTAGCTGTGCCGATTGTTTGTTCGGCGGTCCGTTCGCGGGACTCCTTAGAGCCAGGGTTTCCCCAGAAGCGATAACGGTCAAGCTGCACAGTCTGGCCGGGTTGTTTCGAAAAATCGTGAACAACCACGGGTTCAGCCGCCATTTCTACGATATACGCAGGATGGGGACGGTAGAGTTCCGCACCAAGCAGCTTTGGAAAATCGTTGTCAACGAACATGCGCTGACGACCTCCAAAATACTACAAAGTAATAATAAGGGAAATTAATAACAACAGCACACCGTTTGTCGCATTTATAGCGTTAAATATTTTTTTGATTACTGCTGTTAATGCTGGGACTAAAGGAACGCACAATATTGCGGACTGACTCAGAACCTTGATGGTATACAGAGCCGTAATTGTATGCGTACCGAGACGATTTACCGCGATAAACATACCGCAAAGGAGTAGACATTAAACCAGGAGATTGAGAACGAATGGTTTCAGTAAAAGTTTGACAGTATACAGGAGCGTTATAGACCCATTCAGCACGATTCTGTGTGCCTTGCGAGCCTAATATATTGGTTAGAAGGCCACCTTCGTAATTACGGTGAGTAACTCCTCCACCAGTTGTTCCCTCAGCTGCTGTATTACTATCTGGCGTATTATATGGAGTGTATGCTTGGTCTGCCGGAGCTAAACCCCTGTAATACGTGTATTTTCCTGTATCGCGTAAACCATAATTAGCTCCTTCAGAAGTTACAACTTTGGCGTTTGCAATTGTTGTTGTAAATAATCCTCTATACCCCGTGTAGGAACTTAAAGATCCACTAGGCAGATAATCCGTATTTTCGTAATCAACCCAGTAACCAGATACTGCTTGAGGAACCGCACGCCACGCGGTTGTCGAATACCAAGAACCGCTATTCGGTGGCCCTGCTGTAATTACACCAAGATCAGCTCCGGTATCTCGAATACCAGAACTTAAAACAACGTAGCCCTCGTGGTTAGGCCCACTTTGAATACGGTGCGGACCGCTGTCGTATTTGTAATTGCTGAGAGGGCTATAAACCACGATAAATTCGCAGGCTTATACCCATTATAAGTTTTTAATCAAACTTCAATTTGTTTTAAGTTGTTCAATTTTGTCATTAAGACCAATCATATCTATGCCGATATTGCCCATATCTTCGGCATAGGTTTGTTTCAAGGCTGCAAGTTCTGCTTCTAACTGCTGAATTTTTTCAGCATCAGCACTGGCAGAACTTTGACTGTTACGGCGACGACCACCAAGTGAGTTAGACATTTTTCAGGAGGTTTTCTTTTTCTCAGTGTACTTGCAGGCCTTCTCCTTCGCTTGCAAAAGGAATTACTCAATAAGCAGGCCTGTTTCTATATTAACTAAACCTGTCCCAGAAAAATGCCCGAAGGAACTGATGTCCAATTTCGGTGATTTTATAGAGCGCCACAAATGGACCATATTGTCAAATCGAATGTCGTCAATTAAAAGCCAACGAGGACGATTAAACGGTTTTAATCTTCTGCAAAGATGCAGGAAAGTTCGTTCAAACTCGTCATCTTTAGGTCCATCCAACATGATGAAATCTGCAGATTCAAGTAAATCTCTGTGTTTTTCAAATTCAGAAACATCTTTAAGATCCGAAAGATGTTGCGTAAGACGCCCGGAAATAAAATCTTGTTCGGCTAAAACAGTCCAATCAAAACTGCAATAATCGTATAAATCAAAAGTACTTACAGTAGCTTCAGACTCACTGAAATCAAGCATTACTCTTGAAGAACATCCTCGGTAAGTACCAATATCAATTAACTTGTTTGGTTTTAAAGTTTTTACAAGACCAGCAAGAATGCGATAGTGCTCACCAGGAAAAATATTTGCGTACTCAAAATCAGGAATAATAGGTTCTGAAGCAGCAAACTTAATAGCTTCTGCAATCAACTCGTAATCTTTAAATTGTTGAGTAGCAAAGTCATCATCTAATGAGCAAAAAATGGACGGAATAACGTGACGAGCAATCATAGATAAAAAAAACCCCGTTCAATTATGAACGAGGCTTCGTGGCTTTAGGGGCTAGTTACGAAACGTAATCAGCTGGCATCCATGAACAAGAGCTTGCTGCGGAACGCATCAGGACTCATTTGAGACAGATAACGCCAAGCTTGATCGGGGTTACGGTTCATGGTGTCCGTAAAACCGTTCCACTGGGTGTCGCTGTTTGCAGCAGGAGCACCAGCCATAGCCGAAGCAGGAACAGCGGGAAGCTGATCGTAACGGGGCTGATAAGATTGCTGCTCGCTGACATCAGCATCAACAGGATACACTTCGGTAAAGAACCGATTGGTGTAATCAGCAAGTTGATCGGGGTTTGTCAGAATCTGCTCCATGGCGGCGCCACGAGAGACAGCTGCATCAAGCACTTCATGCTGAGCAATCAGTGCATCTTCAAGAACAACAGAGTACTGGTTAAGGATTCCAGGAGCGTCAATACCGAAGTGATTAACGACGGCGACGGTTTCTGGGCTTAACTGGGCTTTGGACTGCTGCTCCGTAGAAGTCGGATAAGAAGTCTGGGTTGTAGACTCGTTGTTGTACGAGGTCGGCTGAGCCGTAGGAGCCTGGTACAGATAAGGCTGGGCCTGTAAACTCTGACTGTAAAGTTGAGTATCCTGCGGTGCCGTTTGATACTGCGGATACTGTGCTGCCTGGCTGGGGGACGGGGAGATCCGAGAAACCACCCGTTCCAAACTGCCCATCGCTGCTTCCCACGGGTTGGACGGGGAGGACGTTGACGGAAACTGGTTGTACTGGTTGCTGGTAGAAGGGACCGTACCCTGTGTTGCCTGCGACGGCGCTTGCGGCATAGTTGCCGAAGGTGCCACCTGGGTATTGGCTACCCACTGGGGGTAGGCTGTTGAGCCCTGGTCTGCCGATGGAGCCGCCGAAGGGGCCGCTACCGCCGGGGATGCCGGGCTCGGGATCGAAGCTGGGATCTGCTGGCTCATAGCTGCCCGAGTAAGTCAGTTCTTGCGCAAGGTGGTCAAACGTCCTATAAAGCAAGGGCGTTATGTTTAGCCGAGGGTCAGCCGCAAGCGGTTGATTCGGCGCAAGTGGATGTGGCGCTTGCAACATCTGATTTAATAATAATAGAAATTGTTGCATTGCGCCCTGTGTTTGCTGAATCATTCGGAAAGGAAATCCTTTCAACATCTCAGCACGCTCTGTATCAGTTTTATCGGGGAATAAATATTTCAGAGCTTCGATGCTATCCACACCGAGTTCTTGGAGGTTTCGAACGACAATAGATTTCTGGTTAATGTCGTACGCCGTATCCTCATAAACATCCCCTTGGAACCGATAAGAAACCTCACGATCTCCGTCAGAAGGTAAGCCATAAACCCCGTTCGGGACTTTGTTTTGCTGCAACGCAGACACCATTGCCGCGTCAATTTCGGTTTCGTATTTATTTATTTTTTTCTGGTATTTCTCTTGTGCTTCTTGAGTATTTTCTTTGGGCGGTTTGGGAGCTTCAAACCCCATTACCTGTATAAAACTTTCGCGGAAAATTTGTTCTTGATGGAAAATAATCATCTCCAACAAGCGACAAAAACCGTACGAAAGAAAACTTTTATTTTTACGAAGGGCCGTAGCTTGAGCCCGACCCATTAGACCTTTAATCTCCGTTGCAGTGGCACCTGCCGAAATAGAAATTTCGTCGACACCCCCTAACGCAGTACGTATTTCCTCTCTTAGCAAGAGCGAATAACGATTCATGTCCCCGTTAACCGGGTCGGGCGTCATATAGCCCACGCGGTCTGACGGCTCCACGTTGGCAATAACGCGAGGCACACGCAGTCCGCCCATCAATGCGCTTGAACCAAAAGGTTCAGAAACACGAGTAGACGGAGTATCTCGTCCGCTAAATCCGCTTTGACTACTAATTGTGGGACGGAAAGTCCGATCAGAATCCGCAGCTTCGACAAGATCGCTGCGTGGTCGGGAACTGATCAGAGTGGGGTTACCAAAAAATTCAATATTTTTAGCAATATTCTGCATCATGCTGTCATGCAGCACGATTTGTTCCATGAAGGGTTCAAATTCCCCTTCCCCTTCCGTTCCGCTACTGTTTGGTTTATTTAAAACTTCAACAGCGGGAATAAAACCAAGTTCGTTTTTACGGCTATTTTTTGGAGTTAAAACAGTGCCTGGTTCTAACTCAAAACTAAGTTCACTGTTAGATTCAAACTCATTAATCTTATCTACAGTTATTGAAATACGAACGTAGCGTTTATTTTGCCCATAAGTATCGGCAGGCAACCCTAAAGTAGAATTTCTAACTTTATAACTGTAAATAATTACAACTTCTTCAATCTCACCGTTTACGTCGTGGTAAACACGGTACTGATGCTTCGAAAAAAAGTAAATTTGGTATTTTAATTTAGGATCAGGGCGAAAGTAAAATAAACCGCACCCGTCTATTAAAAAATTACGAATAATACTTGGAAAACGAATATCAATTTTGTTTAAAGACATCAAAGAGTCAATAAACTTATTCCTAGCTTTATAAGTATCCTGTTCGCAATAAAAAAGAACGCCTTTTTTAATCATAAGCAGCGTCATCTGCTGCAAATGGCTCAAAACCACCAGGGTGGCAGATTGTTTGCTTCGATCTTGCGTGCGAGAAGCTTCAAGAATCTCGCTAAAACGCTGACGAATGCTTAAATTGTCTGCCATGACCTGTTATCCGAGTTTTTCAGGCAGAGATTACTTGCCCGAGTTTTCTTTATCAGCGCTACGTTTTACTTTAGCTTTTTTAGCCTTACGAAGAGCTTCGATCCGAGCCATTTTTTTGCTTTTGTCATCAGTTTCGCCGTTTTTACCGGTCTCTTCCTTTTTTTTGAAACGTTCCAGTAATTCCTTAGGCATTTGATTGGCCATTTGGCAGTAAATAGTTCTTTACTCGCTCTAGTTTAAACAGTTCTGGCGGTAAAAGCTCATGTGGGTACTGTTCCAGAATGTGATCTGCACGACCTAGAGGATCTGTACCGCCTGCTGTTGCTTTATAAGCTTCTAAATGAGTTAACATTTCGTCGCTGTAGGCCGGAGCAACTGCATTCGGGATGTCATCGAAACAATGAGAAAACGAAGTTACTTTACGCTTCATTCGCTCAGCATCTCCCATCCACGAAAAATGCCACCCGGCATCGCAGTCACCTAGAACAATGTCATTCGGATTCATACGAATCTGAGAAGGAGTTTTTTCTAAATGTTCTGCTAGAACAACAGTTCCACAAGTCCAGTTATCTGGAGCTTTTGTCCCATCTCCTAAGGGATCTCGCACACGTAAATCAGCTCGACCATAAAACATTGGCATAGACAGACGCACACAGCGATCACGATGTGCTTGAGCTAAATCAACAGCTTCTAAAAGACGATCTGGTTTAGGAATTTCATCAACATCGCTGAAGAAAAATACTGAATCAGGTGGACACATCCTCATTCCGACACCTAAAGCATCCCTCTGTGCGTGTTCTCTTGACCAGGGAATGGAGCACTCCTCCACCGTGGGAAGCTCAACATGAAGAACTTGAATTTTTTCCTCGGGAAGTCCTAGCTCTCTAATTGTTTCTAAACACGTAAAAGGTTTAGGATCGCCACGAAACGTCCGATTACCGTCTGTAATAATAAAAGCATCAACTATATCTTTTAGAATATTAATACGCAGCTCTAGTAGCTCCTTTTCATCAAAATATAAAAAGCAGTCAAACAGCACGGAACTTTATTTCGACTGTCAGTATATTAGCTCATCACGGCGGGGTTAGAACCGCCACCAGCACGAATGTTTACGCTCCCATTAGAAGGTCGATTTTGCTGCTTGTTTTTTGCAGACTCAATTAACTGACGTTTAACAGCTTCCAAATTATATGTATCTGATTCTGTTGCCGGGGCTGTACCTGTCTGAGGAGGAACAGCTCCACTCATGTAAGAATTGTCATCCTGCGAATCAAATTGATCCTCTTCCATAAAAGGACCGTCATAACGAATTTGATTATTTGAAGCAGAGGTCATAGCACCATAAGCTTTGCCAAAAAATTGACTAGCTTGGTCATAAGGAGATGCGAGGCCCATAAATCTGTTTATTTATTTACTAATAATAAACTGTAAAAGTAGTATCAATCCATAATTTTATTAGCTATGAGAGCTTTGCTAATAAGGGCATCTTTTGTTTCATCAAGCAATTGCTGCATAAGCAAATATTGATCATTAGAAGAACTAGATAATTCTTGAGCAAAATCTGAAGACTCAGGTAATGCCCTTGAACGCCAAGTGGGGCGAGATGGTTTACCACCAAGTGATGTTAAAAGCGTAGTTAAGTCCATAAAAAAACAGATTTGTAACTAGTCTACATTTATTTTTTTAAGTTTTGTTCGATGTACTTAGAAGCTTTCCTACGAGCTTCCTTAGCTTTTTCTGTATTTTGAACCCGAGTTCCCACGGGTTTTGAACCTGAGGTAGCTTTTTTCTTAATTTCGTCGGTTTCACGACGTTCTTCAGGCGTTAATGCAGCCCAAGCAGCCCGAGGTAAATAACGTTCGGTTCGACCTTTTTCGCGAGCTAAGTCAGCCATACAGTTATTTTACTTGTCTTTTTCATGCTCCTCTCGTGTTTGCCAATCTTCTTTTGTCCATTGGCTAAGACGATTGGAAGAAGATTTTTTACCAGAATATTCTCCTCCCATATCCTTATAGTATTTAGTCGCTAACTGCATAGCTCGCGCACTATGTCCGCCTAATTTTGCTCGCGCTTTAGCTTTAGCGCGGGACCATTTTTCAGGATCTCGTTTTTTAGCAATATCGTCAGCCATGATCAATAAAGCACATGACAGTGTTCAATAGTCGAGGTGCCGCTAATTTGCACAATAGAAATAGGTATAATACCGTTAGTTGTAATATGATTTAAAGTAAAAGGAGTTTTAGAATCCGCTAAAACAACAACAAGTGATTTATCGGTTAACCTACTGCCATTTTCAACATAAATTGCTCTGGACGCCGCAAAAGTAATATTAGTTCCAGAAGGTGAAACAGAAAAACCGCTTGCATACGGGAGTGCGGCTGTCTGCCCGTATACGGAACCAAATGCTCTAACGTCCATTTTATTCGAGTGTTTCTAATAGTTTAGTCAAATATTCTACGGCTTTCTCAAGATCTTGTTTTCCGTTTTTATTTTCCCATCGCCACAGATATTTTTGTACATTTCCCCACAAAAAGCCTTGGTACTTTACTTCCCCCATACTAACCCTTATAACTTCAAAACATTCTAAACCAGACTTTTTATAATAATCAGGTTGCACAGGATTATTACTAATCAAATGAGATGACTCCATGTGTTTCAAGCCTATGGCAATTCGAGCATAGTATACGGCACTTTGCTATTTCAGCATAAATTTTGTCGATGTTTCGACAAAGAAGTTTAGAAACGTCAAATAACTTTGTTGTTTGAATTTTATGAGCAAAGTCAAGAGCACAAGGATGTTCTTTGTATCCACATCGCTCACAACCTTTTTGCATTTTTATAAAATTTAAAATCTGTCGTCTTTCCTTATATTTGGTTTTATTGCTACTAGCAATGGCTGCTTTAGATATTTTTTCAAAATTTTTATGAGCTTGAGGAGATAACCAACTTTCTTTGTAAAAACCATTTTCTAATATTTTAGATTTTTCATAAGTTCGAAATATATAACCGTCTTCACGTATATCTCCTTTTTTATAGGGAACTTGCGTTTCAGAATTTAATCGTTTTTTTGGATCATAAGTTCCTAAATAATTCTTACATTTAATAAACTTCATAAAACTCAAAAAACTAACATTTCCTCAACGGATAATAAGTCACCATGCTGCTCTTTTAAGCGAGCAGAGTACTTATTGTCGTCGTGTTGAATCAAACCGCAATCTAAAATTTTATAAATTCCATTATCTCCAACAACAGGAACACATCTTCGATGCTCGTGGTTAGGTGGGGGATTTTCAAAAGCAAGTCCCATGGAACTTCGATCAGCTATAGGCCAATTTCTAATTCCCGTTTTTATATAACTTTTTTCGGGATCGTAACTATCCGATCGAATATAAGTTTCCCCATCACGTTGATCCAAAATCATCCCGCAGTAATAAGGGCTTCCTAACTGCACAAAAAAATCAATTTCAAAATCAACAACCAATAATTTGGGAACTGTAAAACCAATGTTATGCCAAACATTAGGTGTTTCTTTTGTCAAATACCATTTTTCGTAATTGCCAATGGGGATACGTTTATTGTCAAAATTTTCAAACAATGCAAAACCCGGCTCTAAGTTGTAGCGGCTTAAAACAGGTTTCCACTTCATAAAATAATCAAAATTATCCCGACGAATCAAAACATCGTTTTCTTGATAAATATAAAAATCTGCCTGCCTATTAAGGATGGCAAGCGCAAGATCGGTTTTATGCGCCCAAGTCAAATACCAATTTTGGTATTCAGGCGACGCTACTTTGACGTTAATTTTTAACTTATCGAACTGCTCAAGCACCGATTCCAGTGTCGGTACGTCTTCTTGAGCTTCGTAATTAACGTAAATATTAACACAGATTTCATGCGGAAATTTTTGATACTCGTTTAGAACATTGATTAAAGAATTTAATCGTTGCAAGGGGTTATGGGCAGTAATTGCAACCCAAATTTTCTTAGACATATCGCGAGGCTCGGCAGTGCCGAGAGACTGTTCGAACTTTAGTTGTTCCACGGAGGGAAAATCAATACTCCACTGAAAACTGTCCTCTTCGTTGCAAATATTGAATCAGCCAGGTGTAAGCGTCCAGGAGGTCATCGTGTGACGTAGCCCCGACGTTGATCAACTGGTCAAACAAAGCGTCAAATTTTCGGTATTTATTGAACGTGATTTTCTTGTTTTCTAGCAAACCTAAAGTCCCACGAAAGCGGGCAATTTTGTCGCCCCTAAAACCTTTAACTTCATGAATATGAAGATTGCCTAGTTCACGCTCGTTTACCAGAACCCGTCTTAAGTCAGCTGCCAGTGAAGCTTGGTACGCAACCGATTCAACAACCAAGGTAATAGTTGAATACGTCGGCAAAAACGTACCGTCGTGATTTGTCAGAATTCCCCACTCCAACAACATATCGCACAGCAAATCAATCTTCTCTAAGTTTCCAATCGAGCGACACTGGTGCGCATCGATGATGTAATACTTGTCCTTCAGCCGTCCACCTAAAACAAACGCGGTGTAGTCACTCGTTTCGTTCTTACTTGCCGAGAGGTCAATGCCCACGGCTAAGGTGTCGAATTCGGTTACCACTTCGCCTTTAATCAACAGATCTGGCGACACAACCAGATCCGAAGTCATAACAGGTTGCTGCTGATACTGGAACGCAAACGCAACAGGATCAAGTTCTTTCTGACCTAGTAAGTACTCGACCGACCACTGAGCGGGCCAATAACTAACAGGCTCGCCCATGTTGTTGTAGGTAATGGCTTCCTGCGTAACTTGTTTCCAGCCTTTTTCAGGCACGAACATTGTTTTGTGGATATCCAAAGGATGAAATCGAGTACCCAGGCAAATTGAACGTCCGCCTTCAAAGATAATCGGCGCGATAACGGATGACCAGTTGTTGTTCATCTCTTCCCGAATGGTCGGGTTTTTAATGTCCGCGCTGGATTTAATAGGGTCATCCACGATGACCAAGTGGGCGCGTTTAGAGGTAATAGAGCCCCGAAGGCCCGCAGCCCTGAGCGTAAATTCTTCGTCACCCACCCGTGGAATGCCGGCGTAGTCGAAGTCAATCGACCAACCGATATCCGACTGCATCCCTGCTTTTAGCTTGACCTTAGGGAAGATCTTGCGGTACTCAGGAGAGTCAATAATCTGTCTAATAATGCGACTTTTCGGAATAGCCGTAGCAATGTTGTACGAAACATAAATAATCTGCAACGGCATCTTAGCCGTCGTATGCCGCCCAATAATCCATGCAGTAAACAGGTTTAGTACAGTGCTCTTAGCGCTACCCCTAGGAGCAAGAATATCTAGGTTAGGTCCCGCTATGTCAATTAGATATTTATTTGATTCACCTGTTATCAAATGGCTGTACCACTCCAACATATGTTTCTGAGGAGCTTTGTCAAGCAGCGTACAGAACGTATGAAAATCGCTGGTAGCTTTGGAGTATATAGTATCTACTACAGTAGAAGTATCGTCAATAGCCCGAGCTGCTCGTAATTGTGCGCCACGGCGATATGCGAAAGTTTCTTTGCTAGGCATATCACTAAGTTGACAGTATCGCTATATTAGTCGTATCTGAACGATACTTCAGGAATGGCTAAAATTCTTTGGTACGGCGACGCATGTTGTAATACAGGTTTTGCTCGTGTAACTCATAGTGTTCTAGAGCATCTGGCAAAAGAGCACGAAGTACACGTACTGGCAATTAACTACAGCGGCGACCCGCATGATTATCCGTTTAAAGCGTATCCGGCAGCGAACGTACACTGCGGCGATCGTTTCGGTATTCCGCGTTTACCAGAACTCTTAAACAAAATTAAACCAGATGTCTTTATATGTCTGCAAGACATTTGGGTTTGTAATCAAGTGTGGGAACGATGCCAGTTCCTAAAAGACGAGTTGAAATTTAAATTCATCTGCTATTTCCCAATCGATAGCGAGATGTATTACAGCGATATGCTGCGCAACATTCCTGCGTGGGATATGGCGATTACCTTCACCATTAACTCCGCTCACAGGATCCTCAAGCACGGGATTAAAGCTGAACGACTAGGAGTTCTGCCTCACGGAGTAGATACGGGCAAATTTACGCCAATGGACCGAGGCGAAGCCCGCGATGCCCTAGGTCTGCCAAAGGATAAATTTATTGTCCTAAACGCCAATCGCAACCAACCGCGAAAACGGATTGATTTAACAATTCAGACATTCGCCAAATTTGCAGCGGATAAACCTGACACCATGCTCTACCTACACATGGGAGCAAAGGATATGGGTTGGGATGTCGTACCGTTGTTTGATCGCGAAATGAAAAAATACGATTTAGATAGTGCCAAACGATTAATCCTTACATCAAAAGATATCAACTATATGGATGCTCCTTCTGACGAATTGTTAAACAAAATTTATAACAGTTGTGATGCCGGCATTAATACGGCAGATGGAGAAGGTTGGGGTTTAGTTCCTTTCGAACACGCAAGTTGCCGCAAACCTCAAGTAGTTCCGAATCACACAGCTTGTGCTGACATCTGGGAAGAAGCTGCTCTCTTGGTTGATATTGCCACGTGGGTAACTGATAAAGATCTTGGTGTCGAACGCGGTTTAATCAACGTGAATCACGCTGTTGAGATGCTTAACAGACTGTATTACGACAAAGAGTTTTACGACGAAATAGCTGATTGCTGCTACGCCGTAACTCAGCGTCCGGAATACCGCTGGGAAAACGTGGCTGCGGGCTTCTCGCAAGCCATTAAAGATTTAATGGAGTGATTCAATGCAAACAACACATCGTTTTTATCACGCTCACAGCCAAGTACTTTTTCCTTTGCGAGTTCCTCAGGAAGGAATTCCTGACGTATACGAGCAAGCTCGCGCTCTAAATGGCGAATTTACTCGAATCTCAAAAGGTCTTCCGGAAGGTGCTGTAGCTAATTTCAGTCCATCAATTCAAAAACACAAAGGAAAAACTTACATCGCGTGGAGGTCACAAGCCGAACCATTTGGTTTTAAATACGACAATAATTATTTTTATCTGAATAATTCTCCCACAGAGATTTATATTGGAATTTTGCGGGACGATGACACTATTGTTGGAGCTAAAAAACTTCGGTCTAAACCTCACCGATTAAGTTACGAGGATCCCCGTCTTTTTGTGGGACCCGATGACGAACTTTACGTGCAGTTTGTTGGGTCTACTTACGCAAGCCGATACAACAAAGGCGGCAAAAAATTATTCGACGATCCGAAAATTGTTGTTGCTTATATTGATGAGTTTTGCGAAGCAACTAATGCTGTAGTTCCGCCAATTGGAAAAAACAGGCAAAAGGGATCACCGGAAAAAAATTGGTGTTTCTTCAGCCATAAAGATGAACTGCGGTGCTTGTACTCAACCCGACCTATAACCATTGAGAGGGAAAACGGCAAAGCTATCGAGATTGATTCGTCAATCCTGGACGAAGTTACGGGCGGCGCACCAACGTTTAATTCGCTAGCACCTATTAATCTAGGTTACGCTTATTTAACTTTTTATCACTGGAAACATACAGTATGTGACCGTAACGGTCAGTACTATCTGATATATCATCTAAGTGCTTATTTAATGGATAAAACTTTTACTAAGATTACCCACGCGGTGAGGAGACCTTTGTTCTCTGGTTCGTTAAATGATCAACTTATTAGCTGGACTGATTATGTGGGAAACCCCGTATCGAAACAACCAGCTGTAATCCTACCTTTTGGTGCTTATATAGAAAGCACTAATTTAGTTATGGCTCTAGGTGTTAACGATGCGTTTATGGGTATCTTCCGTTGCCCATTAGAAGCCGTTATGCGGGAAATGCAGCCAGTCGACTAAGACTTCTCTTCACGTTCAAGCGTGGACCATACCAGCAATGCAGAATCATCTAATAGATTTTGTATTGCTGGTTGACCGTCAAAAGTCTGCATTAACTCCCGAAGGCAACGGTCCGCACCAGCTAATAAAAGCCCGCGTCGATCAAGACCATCTGAAATAGCTCGAACAGCTTGAATATGGGAACGAAGTTCTTTCTGTAGCGAAGCAATTTTTGTTGCAGCTGTTGCGTAATCCAACATCCCCGTGGTCGTCATTTGACGCACGTTTTGAATATCTTGATTTAATCCGTCAATCTCACAAAGAAGAATTTTACGTAAATCCTCTTTAGGATATTTTTCTTGTATCCACGCAGTAATATCCGAAATACTGCCGGTGTACGACGGTTTTAAAAACCTAGCGTATAAATACGCCTCAATATCACTTGTAGCATTCTTAGCGTAATAAACAAAAGAATCTTTTTGCGATTTTTCTAAACTGGCTAGCCAACCTGCAACGGTTGCAGAGGTGCCGATTTCAGACTGAATCATCCGAAAGCTTGATGACCAGCTAAAGCCATGCCAGCTCCGAAACGTTTGAGTGCTAACTGCCCTTCGACCTGACCACGCTGGAGTGCAAGAGCATTACGTGTATCTTCTTGTCTCTCACTAATACGCAGATTGCTGGACATTAAGTCATTAACTTGTTTGTTCTTAGCTGTTTGAGCGGATAAACCGGCCTGAGCAAGTCCTTGCGCTGTAGGGCTTAGTAGTGAAGTTTCTCCGGTTAATGTTTTTTCTTGTAACGATTGAACGGCTTCTCCGTATTGTTTAGCTAAAGCCGAAGCAACCTCAGGCCCCATCATTTCCGTGGCAAGCTTCGATTTACCTTGGAGATCTTGCAGACCCAAGACACTGCTTGCATACTGGGATGCGATACCTGCTTGTAAACCAGCTTGCGTCTGTTCTTTATTAGCTGCTTGTGTAAATTGATCGTAAGCTTGCTGCCCTAGAACTTTTGTTTGTGCTGCTTCAGTTCCCGTATAGGGAGCCATAAGCATTGCAAGTTCCTGACCAGCAATTGTTAAATTGGTATTACCGGGCGCTAATTGAGTTGAATATAAAGAAGCATAATCGGTTTGATCGCCCCCGCCTTTGATGGCACCAAAAAGACTCCCTGCTCCGCCTAAAACGGAACCGATAGCAGTAACAGCAGCAAGTGGAATTGGCATTGTTTTACTTCAGGGTAAAGTTTTCAAAGGGCTTAAGAGCAGCACCATAAGCAGTACTTAAGGCTTGAGAAAAACCTTGGTTAGGTGTTAACGACAATGCAATTGTTTGAGCAGTAGCAATTGTTTGTCGAGTGTTTGCTTCAATTTTTGCTTGCTCCAAAGCTTTCCACGCTTCGATATTCTTAATTTCTACTTGGCGTGCAGTATTTTCACGCGACTGCCGCATCGATAAAGCATTAGTAACGAGCATACGACGAATCGCATTTTCGGTATCAATGGCTGCGCGTCGTTGTACACGCTCAGGATCCAACTCTTTAACAATTTGAGTCCAGTAATCCTGAGGACCTTTTTCCTCACCTTGCTTTACCTTATCAGGATCAGTAGTACCGGGAAGCTTTCCATCCGGTTTACCTTGACCATTCTCTCCTACCGGAGGAACTACTTTTCCTCCGCCAGGTTTAGAACCATCGCTCCCAGTATCGGTAGGCATATCTGTAGCTCCTTTAACTCGCGCCATATCCCCACGGAGGCGATCTTGAATAGCGCGAATACGAGCTTGCTCACGCGAATCATCAGTAGCCCGTGTGGGATCAACTTTTAGGAAAGAACCGGGAGATTGATAGCCGTAATTTTCCCCCGCATAATATGTGTCCAGACCTAGACCAGTGTCTCTTTTAGGATTCCCAATCTCTGTATTATTGCTGCTCCCACCAGGGAAAAGTTTGGGAATTTGAGTTGCAGCAGTCCCGATACCTGGAAAGGCTGCTTGGAGAAGAAGATCCTGTAATGCACCAAAATAACCTACAGATTCAGCCATGATTATTTCCTCAAACAGGTTTTGCTAGTTCAGCCAGCGTAGTGTTATTTTCATAACGCTCGCGAGCAACGACATCTTTTATAACTTGATTCAACATACTAGATGCTGCGTTATAACCAGATTCTACTCGCTGACGCTGCACTGCACCAAGAGATCTTTCTCGTTCAGTAGCAACTTGAGCTTGACTTGCTAGAGATTGAATTGCAACATCAAATTCACGATTTGCTTGTGTTTGACGAATAAAACGATTAGTTGCTTCCTCTTGTTGCTGACTTAAAACATCAGCACTGCGCTGAACAAACTCTTGAGGAGTTTCGGGTTCAGGTAATTCCGCTTGACCTAATGCACGCAAGATAGCGTTTACATTGCGAGTTTTATATAATTGATCTGCATAATATTGCTGATACGCCATCCCCGTTTCTGGAGATATTAAATATTTACTAGCCCCAGTAGGCGCAACGGTGGCATAATTAGTGGGACTTAGATTACCAGCAGCAGAATTAGCTAATTTTTCAGCAAAAAAATTAGCTCCCGTAGCTGTAGCAAAACCGCCAAGGCTAGCTAACAGTCCGCCACCCCCACCGCCCTGCGCAGCAGCCACAATAGGAGCCGCAATACCAGCTGCGGCTGCAGGGGGAATTGCTGAAGCCAGCATTGATTCAATGTTCGTTACAGAAGGAACAACTGTTTTTATAGCACCTTGCTTAACGAGATTTTCATACACATCTGGGTTATTTAAATATTTGCCAAAGATCTGAGAAGCCTTCGCAGTATCTCCACCCAACTCCGAAACAAGCTTATTAAAAAGCCCGCTTAAGCTTTCAACTTGATTAATACCGCGTGCCATCAGGAACTTGCCGGGTTATCAAACGATGTGCCGGATAACGGCTTCTTTGTATAGTTTACATCGTTAGGGTTAGCTTGCGGGAAAATACCAGCAAGTTTCTGCTCAGCAGATTGGTAAGCAGCAGTTTGCGGAAAATTAGATTCCAGATACATAGATAAAAATGACACTGGATCAAGATCAGGCGCTCCCCGTCTAACGTCGCGTTCTTGTAACTGCTGCTGACGTATGTTCATCGATCAACCCAACTCTTGATAACGTTCAGACGCAGGGATCGAAGAAGTATTCGGAGCATTTAATACTGAATACTGACCGCCGAAGTTCGGAAGGTCATACTCCAGGGGCCGCTGCCGACTTAGATATTCACCACTTTCGTATGAATCTTCGTTTTGATTCTGAATAAACTCAATAAACATCTGCATCAATTGCGGATTATTGAGCAAAACATGAATCAGTTCTTCAACTTCTTCTACATCACTGGGGTTAGTAACACCAGCTTGTAACCGGCGCCCAAGATCAACTCGCGCTTCAGGCTGAGTATTTGCAGGATAAGAATTTAACGAACGAGTAGCTCCGGTCTGAATGCCTTCACCCTCATGACCTGGAACAGGTGGGGCAGCGCGGTGGAAATTGCGGATCACCACGGAGACCATGGGAGCTGCGGCAGCTTGTTCAGCAGGAGTCCGGGGGACAGGAAGACCCAGAATGCGAGCCGCTAATTCATAATCCTGAGGCGAGAACACCAGAACACACTGCTACCGATGTTTCTAGTTTAGGCGCAATCTGTAGAATATCGCCAGGTTGAACTTCTAAACTTAAACAAATACGCTCTATAACATCAGGAGACGGTATATATTTTTCGTCTGCGTATATTTTTCGTGTTGTAGTAGGCGAAAGAGCAGAAATTTTACTTAATTTGAACGATGAGACTCCACGGTGATCCAATAACTCCCGCAAACGATTGACCAAACGACCGTAAGTTGTATAAGAGGAGTAAAACGGCATTTTATTAACAGTATATTGAGTTGTTTTATTGATCATAATTCGTTTATTAAGAAAGATTCGTCCAGACCAGCGTTCTTAATCATAAAATTGCAGGCTTGAGCAGCTTTTTTAAAGTATTCAGTCCGGGGTATACCCTGTGTATCTGCCATAGCGGCGACATTACAGACCAAAGGACGGTCTTCGTAGATCGAACATCGGTTATCAATCAGCTTTTCGCAAGCACCAAACGCATCAGTCTCATAAGGAAAACTTTTAAATAACGCTTTTAACAAAAGATTATCTTGTTGATCAATAGTGGCCAAGATGAGACCGACATGACGGCAACAGAGGCCGCATTCAGTACAGGGAAATCCTTCAGACATACCTAAAAACCTAGGTTTTTGCTTCTTACGAAATGTAAATCGTAAGTTGTAAAATCAAGAGGAATATTCGGATTATTAAAAGGCGTTCTGTACACCTCCCCTTCGACGTGAGATTGCCACGCGGGATTCCACTTAGCGTGTAAGTACTCCTTGTTGAGTTCGTGAGCCCTATGAATACCCGCAGCAAGTTCAGGTTCAGTACGCCAGGTCTGGCTTCCATCGTCGTAGTTTCCGCTCTTCTCCCCGTGGTAATAAGGAATGCCGACCGTCAGATGCCGCTTAAGCTCTCGATGCTTGAACCTCATCCCGTAATCCATGTCCTCGCAGTACCCCGGATACAAGTTTTCATCAAACAGACCGAAGTTCTGAACGACCCAATCTTTGATAAGAAAGATATCCCAACTTCCGTTCTCGCCATGAACAATCCCCGTCTCTGCGTCGCTGGCGTGTGCGACCATAGCGTCTAGAAAACCGGGCGTGAACATAATGTCGTGGTTAACGATCAACCAATAAGGAGATCGCATAAACGATTTAATAATTAAATTCCATGCTCCTGGGCAACCTAGGTTTGCAGGTAAGTGACAGACCGTTATTTTCTTAACGTGCTTATGCGGTACTTTTTGCAGAAGGTCTAACTCTTCTGTTAGTTCTCCTCGTCCGTTGTTGTTAAAGACAACAAAGTTATCCACAGGGTAATCAATGCTGTATAAAAGCCTATAAACCCAATGAGGACCGTTAACACAAGCTGTACCAATAACGGGAATGCTCATACCCAGTCTAAAGCTGGTAACATATTAACACTGAGATCTGGGCAATGACGACGTACTTCTGGGGTCCTGAGCAATCTCTGATCGTACCCACGCCGGAAGTGGCGTTCCTGATGCACGATGACGATTCAGGTCGTTGTCAGATGCACCAAGTAGGAATCCCTGAACTGCCAATTATCGAGTGGGCTAAGCAGTTCGGATCAAAAGACAAAAATTTTATTGATTGTGGCGCACACATGGGCGCGTACTCCATCTTGTTAGCAGATAGTTTTAAAGGAGTTTATTCGTTTGAAGCGCAGCGTCGAACGTATATGCAGTTATGTGGAAACATTTTTATTAATGAAAAAGCGAACATAACTCCCTACCACAACGCAGTAACCGATTTAGTACATTCACACGCAAACGTAGTTCTATCCGTTGTGTCCGAAGACGGAGGCGGATCGACAATCAGGCAAACGAAGCAAAAAGTACTAAATACAGAGTTAGTTAAAACTACAGATATTGATCACCATCGTATTAATGATGTTGGTTTAATTAAGTTAGATATAGAAGGTAACGAATTAGCTGCACTTAAAGGCGCAGAAAAAACATTAGAGCGCTCAGGGTATCCACCGATAATTTTTGAAGCGAACAACGATGACTGGTATGCAGAAGAGAAGGAAGAACTTTTCAAATATTTAACTAAGTTAAATTATAAAATCGTTGAAATTCGTCCGTACGAAAACATGTTTGCCGCTTTTAGTAGCTAGCTTGCGCCCACAGCTCTTACCAATTACTGCTAGTAGAACGCGCTCGTTATAAGACTCATGAGACTCAATATGAAACAACACCGTTTTACCTGTTTTCAAAATCTTAAATAATTTATACATTGCCCCGTTCTTTCGATGCGCTACAGTAAGCTGACGCTAGAAAATTAAATGAGTTACCTAAATCACAACCTGCCGACATTTACTTGCTATATCCGAAACGAATTTCTATACAATCACAAGGAAGGACATGGGGATGTAACGTTGTGTGACGTGCACTCTGTAGCATCCCTGGAGAAGCGCGTCCCCCTGTTTGAAGTGTTTCTAGAAAATGGTGTTAATTGGACGCGACGCCCAATCCACGCCTTGTGCTGGAAACCCGATGCCCCTAAACCAGAACTAAATCAGTGCATCTGGTGGGATTGTTTTTCTCCGTATATTGACGTACAAGTTAGAGCACGACTTTCTAATTTGCGTGCGCAATTAATTAACTTTAAAGGTGAGAAAAACGAGGGTATCTACATGTTCACCCTTGACTGGTCTTGGGAGTCTAAATCAATTCTCAATACTAACTTCAGTGAGACGCCCGAACACAAGTGTGCACACTTCTTTCGGATGGATGACGGTAATTTTTATGCGTATCCAAACAACCGAATTATTTGGTATGACGATGCGTGGCTTAAAAACAGAATTGAAAAAAATCCTGGATATGAAATTGATCTCACTGAGTACAGTGTTGAGAATTCTCGCAAGATAGAAACGTCAGATCACTTTCTATACGAAACAACTGTCACGTAATAGGAAGAATGTAATTATAAAAAGTACTACTTAAATTCTGCTCCCAGCTGTTTGCAGGCAACTCAATAACATTTGACAATTTTATATTACTTAAAACACTAAATGCAGGGCGCAGAATAAGTGATCCGTAGTCCTCAGTAGTCGTTGGTTCCACGGTGCCCAGCGTGGTGTACAACTTGGACTTCTGCATAACATTTCGGATGTTTACAGCGAAGTCATACCAGCTCATCGCCGGAGCTTCCCCGTAATGAAATAAACCATTTGCATTCGATTCAATCAAACGCCAACACACCAAAGCCAATGCAGTTGCCGACGTGGGGCGCCCAATCTGATCATTAATAATTGAAAGATCTTTTCCTCTGACTAACGAGTCAAAGATCGTTTTAAAGAAATTTTTCCGAAATTCACTATAAATCCAACTCGTTCGAAGTATACAATAAGCGGTTGATTGCATAATATCCTGGATAGCTCGTTCACCTTGTAACTTGGTGTGCCCGTAATAATTAATAGGATTCGGAGAAGCATCAGTCTCATACGGAGTCGACGCCGTGCCATCGAAGACATAATCTGTTGAAATGTGTAAAAGTTTTGATCCGGTAAATCCGCACGCCCAAGCCAGGCAAGTGGGGCCGCCGTGATTTGCTGTCAAAGCAGCATTCTTATCTGTCTCAGCTTGGTCTACATTTGTATACGCTGCCGCATTAATAACCCACGCAGGTTCATGTTGCAGAACGTAATCACAGATTTTTGACCCGTCGTAAAAATCAAGTTCAAATCTAGAAGGTATTAGAAGTTCAACATCATCCGGTTTCGAACGAAGTAAGTGCTTACCCAGCTGTCCGCTAGCGCCAAAAACCAGAACCTTCATAACCGATCGGAACTGGCATCATGTTACCAGTTTTTCAGTGCTCAGGAAGTAAAAACAGGGTAATCCCTGCCTCTTTAAGCAAATCTACAGAAGTAGAGAAACTGTCTTTCCATCGGTCTGGGATGGGGCGATCTGGTGCCACGATGCGACTGACGCCAGCTTGCATGAGAAGCGTGCAGCAACTCGCACATGGGAGGAAAGGCCAGATATAAATCCATGCGTCTTCCAGACTTACGCCGTGGCGAGACGCCTGCGCAACAATATTGGCCTCCGCGTGCACAGTCCGCAAGAGCTTTGCTTCACGATTTTCTAGGTGAATCTGCGTGTCAGCGATCCCACGAGGAAATCCGTTGTACCCCGTGGCCAAAATCCTTCGATCACGTACCGCTACAGCCCCAACCTGGGTTGAGGGGTCTTTACTCCACAAGGAGATATGTTGCGCTAAATCAAGAAAACGTTGATCCCAATCCATTAACACTCGTACAGACTGCACTAAACTAAAGAAAAACTAACAGAGATAATGAGTTGGCTTGACGATGCAGTTAAAAAAGTTCGAATGGCGGGAGAAGATCCCCTTATAAAGGCTCTTCTCGGAACTACAGCTATTGGAGCGTTAACGGACAAAATTCCTGTTGCACTTAACCCTCTAAAAACTCGCACACCAACAACTTCATTAGGAAAATTGGGTAAAGGAGTTAACCCATTTAATCCTTCTAACGCTGCAATGCTAGGTGTCGGGGCACTAGCGCGTCAATTTTTGTCTCCTGATGATGCGCAACGTGTTGAAATGTTTGGTTGGGGGCCACAGGTAGGTATACTTTGGAATACCATACACGCAGGTGCCCTTAACGCTTCCGAAGATCAAGAGCTACAAAAGGCTAGAACTCAATATCTGCAGAGAGCTAACGCAGAAGTAGCCGCAAAAACAAACTTAGGTGCACCTACTCCCGCACCAATCGCTGGTAACCGAGTAGATGCTGCCACACCGCAGATCGGAAACCGCCAAGCAGCGCCGGTTCAAGCTCCCATCGTACCCCAGTTCACAGAAGCGTCTCTGCAAGCGGCAAACGCGGGCTACGAAGCACCTAGGAACGTACCTTTGAGTCAGTTTTACGGCGCACAGCAAGCACTGGGTCGTGAACTAGAGCAAACAGGTGAGCTGCAACGTCGCCTGAGAGAAAGTGGCGGTGGTTCAGGCATGACGGACGAGGCACTCATGGCCTGGGCACAAAAAAATCCCGGACTTGCGTACCGGGAATTGGTTAACAGGGAGTCTCGCTCCGGTATTCGCCCGACAGCCGACTAATGCCTGGCAAAAGCCACGCGGGATGCACTCTCGTCTGAGGCTAAGTACGTAATTCCTGGTGCCCACTCTTCGCGTTTACCGGTGTTGTCGCACTGAACAACGTAAAAAAGTGATTTAACACCCTTCTTATTTGTTTTTGTAACAAAATCCACGACGGTACCTTTTTTATTTGGGAGTTCTAAGCCCGCTGAAGGCTTTTTCTTTGCGACAACATCACCGATCTTAAATTTGGTCTTCATAAAGTGCCTGGTAATTTTAAAAATGTCTAAAGGGCGCTGGCCTAACTCTTACTGAACAGAAACCGCTAACCATCAGAAGTGTACACAGGACACTCTGCAGCAAAATCATCCCCGGCTTCCGGAAAATCAAAGCCACAGCCAGATGACATCATATGAGCACAGGAGTCACACGTAACTGAAGGAGTCTCAGTACGAGGAGTAGTGCACGCAACAGAGTGAACTTTAAGTTTGTCAATTAAGTAATTGATCAGCCGTTTATTTTCAACAGCTTCTTCAAAAAACTGTTCGCTGACTTCGTGGCTTGTGTGCCGTTGATTGCATGATTGGCACTCTTTACGGCGCCGACGACTCTCTCTGGTAACCCTGGACTCAATTGTTATACAATTTTTCTCCTTACAAGAGGGACATTGATCGCGTATTTCAAAAGCCATCAATTATTCTCTTTCTTACAAGCTGCGTACTCGTTTAAACATTCGTTTAAAGCTAGAACATAATCAGCAAAAGCCACGTGGGTATTCACGGCCTGCTTGTTTGGAGGAACCAGAGGAAAAGATTCGTTCCACCAGGCGCAAAAAAGTTCAGTGAGTTCTTCAGAAGTCATGGGATTAGTTTTTTAGCGAGACAAAATAAACCAACGTTAACAAGAATATATCCAAAAAATAATTCACAAGCTGTTGTCCAAGTCATTCTTTTTCCATTTCAGCAGCGAGCACTGCTGCAGACCGCAGCATTGTGCTTAGTTTAATTGGCTTCATATCACGCCCATTGGCATAACGAATGCACCAGCGCACACCCATGGAGATGTTGCCGTCCCCTAGACGCCGAGCAGCCTCAATTTCTTCACGAGACAAACGTATGTTGACTGTAAAGTTAAGACCTTTGTTACGGGCTGCACGGTCTTTTGTAAAGTCGTTAGCGTTAGCCATGTGCCTCCAGCTCGTCGGCGATCATAAAAAGTTGGTTACTTGACCAATTAACTCCGGTTGATTCAATGTGCCCAGGCCACGGGCTTGTCTCACGTAAATGATCCGCAGCATAGCGAAGGGCGGCAACAGCAGCGGCCATGTGCTGAGAGTTTAGTTCGTAGAACTGGTCATCCAGTGCATCCAGCACTGCCTGCGCGGCGGTGGACAAGACCTTTTTCGTGGCGTCAGGAAAATGGTCAGTCATTGGGCAACGTTTTCCAATAGTTTTTGCGCTGCTTCTAACAGCAATGGAAATTCCTCGGGATCCACTTCAATCACTTGGTCTTCTTGCTGTAAACGCAAAAAGTACCCACCGTCAGGGTCGCCAGCAAGTTGCACCCGAACGGCGCTGTGATGTAGTGGAAACGTATCAGTTTGAAAAACAGCAACGTCTGTGAAAATCATGCGATATTCAGCCATTGGGCAATGCCTCCAAAGTGATCAGGCGAGACACGGTTTCAAACGCTTTGATAGCTTCCATAGCCTCAGACAATTCCTCTGCTGCACCGTAAACACTATTGCAGGCAAGTAGTGCATCGGCTGCTGCTACGTGTCGAGCAAGCTTGGCGTAGATCAAGGCGTAATTAGGTGGTGTCATTGTTAGTGATTCAATCATTGAATTGCTCCAGTTCGTTGGCGATGGCTAGAAGTTCATAACGTATTTTGTTTTGCCTGAGGTTAGTCGACAAAGGGGTTACTTGAGTCGCAACAGTTCGCAGAGCGGCGGCGACTACTTGATTTGGAGTTAGCCAGTGGTTTGTTTCGTAATGGTTTACAGCATTTGCAACTGCCTGCGCGGCGGGGGAGAGGTTAGTCAATTGGAAGCTCCTCGTAAGAAAGAAATGCAACCCACTCAAGTACCTCAACTAAAGCTGGATACTTTCGATGAAACTCTTCAGCAGCAGCAATGTTAAGAGCCTTGACACCGTGCTCAAAGTCACTCTGAAGAGCGTCATTGATTCTGTCGTCAAGTTCTTTGATCAGTTGCTGGCGTGGGGAGAGGTCAGTCATTGGGCAATGCCTCCAGTGCGCGGCGAATGGTGTCCCCGAGTCCATTGAGATGAAGACAGTCGCTGGACTCAGCTTCATCCAACGCATAAAGCGCCTGCTCCTTCAAGCTTGGCGGCTTGGGGCGGCGGGCGGCGCGGAGTTGAGGGTCCAAGCACCAGCCAGTGTTTATTTCTTTGCTCAGCCACCAACAACACGCCTCCAGCTCCTGGTCGGCACCCCAGCGGGCGGCTTGGGTGGCAATGTGATCCTCAAGTTGAATGTGTTTGACCTTGCTCTTATACCAGTCTTGGCGCCACTTATCTTGAAGCTCAAGCGGTGGGGTAATTGGGTGTTGGTTAGTCATTCCAATGACGCAGGACGCCTGCGCAGATAAGGGTGTTGGTGATCATGTAAGTACCTAGAATCAACAACCGTACAAAAGCCACTTGATCAGCCACGCGGTTATGGTGGTGCGCTTTTTCTCCGAGAGCTTTAGCGATAATCCGCCACAACCGCGACGACAAAGAAGCAAGCGGGAGCCCAGTTGATTGAGACTTGCTCATCAGAAAAAGTTGATGCTTGAAAAAAGGAGGTGTTGATGCTTGAAAAAAAGAGGTGTCACGGGCGGGATTTGAACCCGCAAGAGCAATGCCCGACGCATTTTAAGTGCGTTTCGTATACCGATTCCGACACCGTGACATGGTGCGCGTCGTCAGGATCGAACTGACCTACCGCGAATTATGAGTTCGCTGCCTTCACCAGATGGCTAGACGCGCTCAAGGCTCCAAATTAACTCAGATCGTCCGATAAAAGCGCTTTGTCGTTTTTCTTTGATTTTCCTCTGGTAGCTAAGTGTGCATTGAGTACGTTTACCCGAGAAGAGCACCTGTAATTGCAATAAGGACCTTTGCGATCAGGGTTTTGCTGTTTAGCAGCGACCCATTTACGCAATTTATGACCCTTTAAAACAAACAAAGAAGCGCAGACGGGGCAAACGGCGTGTAAGAAGCGATTTTCCACGGGGTAGAGAAGGAACGTTACCAGTAAACCATGCGCTTTAGCGCACTGCAAGCCTTCAGACAAAAATCAAGTGTATTTTTTGAGTCTCAAAGTGGATCTTGCGCAAGAGCAGCCTGCCGAGCACGGGCGTAGCAGTAGCTGATGCCTTTATTCCGCTCAACAGTGCTGGGCTTGGCTAGATCCCAGACAGCTTTGCAGCGCTCATAATAATTTTCCTGCACTTTAACGTTCTCATTGAAAAAAGTGGTCTGAGAAAGCAGCCCACCTACAGCGCCTACACAAATTATTGTGCCGATACCGGCAAGACCTGCGACGGTACCGACAGCTAGGACTTTCCACAGCTGCCAAACGGCAACGGTCGGAATCAGATGAGACGATTTGAGATCAAGTGGAGGTCGGGTCAAGGTCTGATGTGATCTGGAACGAACACATCATAGCACTCTGTGCGCTCAGTCAACCAAAAGCTTCTCGGACGGGAGCTATAGGAGAAAAACCTATACGCCCCGGATAATGTGTCCGTACTTCCCTTGCATCTCCTTAATGCGCCTCTGAAAATTTGGACTCTGAAGTGCTTTATTCATCCGATCTTGAGCTGCAGGATCTTCCTGATCAAAACGAAGATTCGCATCAGGAACGCCAATTTCAAAACTAGGAGAACCAGCAACTAGATAATTGTCTAAAAACTCAACGGGAGTAGGAAGCGCGTTTGGTACATTCATACTTCCTTGAGCCTCTGGACTGTAACCGCGACCGGGAGGCAGCGCAGAAGTTGCGCCGGGCAAACTAGGACTAGCAGCTAATAACTGCCCGATGTTTTCGTACATGATTAGAACCCTATAAAAATATTTTACTAGTTTTTACTTGTATTAATGATAAATGCCTTTTATCGAGTTAACGAGTATACGGAAGTTTTCCTCTCAGGAAAGACTTAGCCATGTACTCCAGTTCGTTACCAGCTTTATCTACAACGCCAGAATCAGCAAGGACTTTACTGGCGGCGATACCAGCAGCAAGTCCTAATCCAGCAGCTCCGGCAGGTCCACGCATCCGTGTGGCAGCAGGAATAGCTCGACTCAACAATGCACTGGCGCTAACCGCAGCGGCAGGTGCGGCTACCCGAGCAACATCTTCGACAGCAGCCGCAGGAATTCGCCGACTTCCCTGCTGAGCAATAAAACTATTTAACAAATTCAAAGCTTGCCGTTCAGGAGCGTATTCAGTAAAACGATGTAGTTCAGGAATATCAGCCATCCCAGGTCCGGTAGCCCGAATCGTTGCACCAGGACGATAAGGATTGTTTCCTAGTTGTAACCCAGGGATACTTAACTGACCTGGAGCCACGCGGGAAGCTAAAGCGTTAATTTCTTCAGCAATGGGTACATTAACCGGAACAGGGTCAAAAGCTATAAACGGTTGTCCTCTGCGGAAATTTTGTGGGTTTCCAGCTCGTGTAAAAAGGTTACCTTGAAAATATTCTGCGTTTGCAGGCGTGGGAGTTATCTTTGGTGGGTACAAGGGAAGATCTAACTGCCCTGGAGTTCGAGTAACTGCTTGACTTAAAGCTTCAATTTCAGCTGCGACGTTTGCAGGAATCGGGTCATAGGCAATAAAAGGTTGGCGCCGACCCGAAAAATTTTGAGGATTTCCTGCTCGGGTAAACAAATTACCCTGCAGTACGTCGTTCAAAAGCGCTGAAGGATCCACTTTAAGTCTAAAAAGCAGTCTTGACCTCGAATTATTCTACTCGAACAACGCAAACGGAAAAAAATTTTTAGGTCTCCCACGAGGGAAAAAAATTTTAAAAAAGGCATCCTACCCCGTTCTGGGGTGGCAAAACTCAGTTTTTGAGTCATTTCGGAGGATAAAACCCGATTTTTAGCCCCGCGTGGAAAATGTCAGTTTATTAACATACAGGAGGTTTCGCCCCACTTTACCCGCAAGATTATGAAAGTGTTCTCGCCCACCCCGTCGATCAAAGCGCGTATATAAAAAAAAGGGCGTTTTGCGGGCAGATTGCGGCCAAGTTTGTTACACATAGCGCCAGGGGTTAGTTATATCGGGGTCCTATCACGTTTTTCCACAGGCAAACATTTAGTTTTATGTAGTTTTACACTTAGTGGGGCACGTTACAACTTTTTAAGTTTGCTTGACAAAGCGGCCGAGCCCATGGTATTTGCGCGAGCGGGCGCGGGCGCGGTTCCGTTACTAGGTGAGCTCGATGCGCAGTGTGCCAATCAAATCACTGACACAAATCTATTGACGGGCGAACCACCCTGCGAATACCTTTATGGAGTCGGAGGCGAGAGCCCCGGCCGAACCTAGACAACCGAACCAACCCGCGACGGCCGAACGGGCCCCGCGCCTGTCCCTGATGGTAGGGAGTACCTCCCCGAAGTGTAGGGAATGGCAGGCATGGTGTGCCCCAACGTGAGCGGCGGGAAAGGTAAGGTCTCTAGGTTTGCGAACCTTGACAACAGAATAAGTGTAAGCAAGTAGGGAGCCGTGAGGTAACCGAAACGTACTGCGCTTGTTCTTTAATATAATTCCCATACAGTGTGGACAATGCAGCTGAACCTAAGTAGGCCATTGGATAAGCACTCTCCACTGTATGTCAGCGGGCATCTTGTCTTTAACTAAGGCAAAGTAGCGACGCTAAACGTCAGCAACTCTCGTCAGGTTGCAGCTGAATACAACCCTTGTCTGGTTGCAGTTAGTTACAGTTGCCGCAGATTCTATGTCCAGCGTACCTGTGTCTAATGCAGATACGCTGGCCACTGGACACTAGTACTTCACCACGGCGTTTCCGTGCGATGGCAGGACTAGTTATCAGCCAGTGATTCATTCTGTGCACTGTAACTAACTGTATGCCTGGCAATTTGTTTTAAGTTTCCTCAGAGAAGTTTACTCTGAGCGGTTGCAGATCTGCTGTAACTTGTCAACAGGCAGGATCAATTAAAGATCACATTGGATCATATATGATCATGAGACTTCAGACTCTCTCCTGCTGAGTTTAACTAACTCAGCCCGAGGGATTCATTCTCTCACCCTTCCACTTTGTTTCAACAGGTGTTAATCATGACTGCTACACAAGTGTTACATTATTGCGCATCAAACGATCGCAACGGCAACCCTCAACGTTGCTACGTTCTAGTTGATGCTGACGGCAACAAGTTAGCTGCCTGGGATGAGGGATACGAAGGCCATCATGCTGTGCCCGATGTATGGCGGGATGCTGCATACGCTGCAGAGCGTATCAATTGCAGCATGACATGGTATCGTAAGATGTTACGCACACTGCCTACATATCCTTTCTCACTGTAATTAACTCACTCACTCTTTAACATCATGTCCCTCACAATCAAGACTAACAACGTGCCACGTGAAACATTCTGTGGCATGTTAGCTGACATGTTTGTCGGCGAGGCTAAGGCTAATAAACTGCGTGAGCAGTTTGATTATCTAACTGATGAGGAGTTTGAAGTAACCGACTTCATACAGTATCGCGGTTACTTCTATTCTATGGGTGACTTTATGCGTACAGAATCTAATGCTAGTCATGACCTATCTGGCTGGGATGGTTATGCATCAGATAGTTTCTTCAGTGGGGTATGTATTAAGTTTTACGATAGTCCGTATGGTGAAGTTATAGTCGGCACATATTACTGCTGATACATATAACTAACGGGAACGCTTAGTGTGAGCGGGGGATCGAATCCCTAGCGTTCCTATTGCCCTTCACTTAAATGTGTAGGGCTTTGTTCTATACCTACATCACATCATGCGAGTGATCGAACAGCAAATGCTGGATGCAATCCGCGATCATAAAGATTGGCGGCTAAGCAATACCAGCGTTCAGTGTACACAATTTGTACACAGCGATAGAGTTATCGACAGGATCACAGTGTATCTGCATAACAGCGCGATCGCAGTGATTACTCCCACGGATGTAACTGTCTGCGATTGTGGTTATCAGACACCTACAACTAAGTCGCGACTTAATGTAATACTGCGCGAGCTATGTGGCGCTGGTATTTATCAGAAGAATCATACATGGTTTGCATCTGCATTAGAAGAAACTGACTGGGAGATTGAATCTAACAGCCGTCATTGTTTCGTACGAGGTTAACCAAATGGCTTACTACATTCAACGGCGCGAAGGTGGCAAGATCGAAACTATTGACGAGATTGATGATAGGAGGGAGGCATACAAAGTGGTCAGGGAATATAACATTTCCGATCAAAGTGCGTTCCATTATGTATCAATCCGTGCATGTAAGTCATGGGCAAACCGCTAACGCGGGCCGCCGCACAGTTTACTTTAGTGTACACACATTCTCTTTAACATCATGACCAAACGCAAAACAGTTAGTGTTGCTTACCTGAGAGATTGGGTCAATGAACGACTCACGTCGGACCACTTAACGCCAGAGCATAAACGTGGGCTGGCAAATGCACTAGATCAAGTGTTACATAACACTGGAAACTACAACGGATTTGGCTACATTTACTGTGACGATGAGCGCCCATGCTTACCAGATAAAGTAGGCGCTGAGGCTTGCAATCCCAACTGGACTGAGTATCACGAAACCCGTCGCTTCTATTACTAACACCATGACTATTAACAACACCGTATCTACTTTTAACCCTGAAACTGTGCGGGAAGCCTATGCTCAAGAGATACTAGATGGAATGGATTACAAGACAATGGAACGTTTCGTTTATGACACTTTGTGTGACAACTTAACCTCTTATTCTAATGAACAACTAAAGACTGAGATTGTGGAGTGTTACGGTGAAGAATGGTTTGCATCTTTAATCACAAACAACAACTAACATCATGAAATACACATTTCGCCGCCACGATGGTCGTGGCAAACGTTGGTCAGTCTATGCTGCTCGTTTTATTACAGATGTAGGCACAACGTATGCACTCGAATGGTTTGATACATACGAGGATGCAAATCAAGCAGCTGATGAGATGAAAGCAGATGGCAGATTCCGTGGAATCTCTATCTACTCACGCAGCCAAGAGACTGCAAACTTTAACTAACACAACTACACATCATGGAAGTTTCATTCCCGCTAACTCTTACAGAGCAACAACTGTACATTTTGCAGGATCTAGCTAAAGATCACTATCGAACGCTACAGAATCTAATCGGTATGCTAATTACTGACGGCATACAAAGTTACAAATACAGTCACGACTATTGCGTTAAAAAACGCGCCGAAGATCGTGAAGGTGACAAAGAGTTTCAACAGTATAGCGAGGAGGAGATTGATACTATCTTTTCTTCTCTCCCTTTTCTCTCTACACAATCACACTAAATCATGATTAACACTGAACTGGACTACACTTACAAGACTGCACATTATCCCAACACAGTTAGTTGGTACCGCGAACTTGTTTATCTTGGTGATGAACTTGTGGGTGAGATCTGCGAACCTACTGAGTCCACGTCGCGAGCAAAGATCTACAACGTACGCAAATATATACCGCTACAGGTTACTGACGGCAACGTTGGTATCAGCAAAGTCATTAAATCATATGCAACAGTGTATGAATGTAAAGAGTACATCAACAACGGAGGAATCAAATGATTGACTTCACTAATGTCGTGGACTACCTAACAGTTACATGGCAAAACTGTGATGATCCTTTGGATACATACCAGCTTGCCGAGCAAATAATCGACCGCATTACATCAGACAACCCCTCTATGAATGAAATTGACGAGATTATTGATGAACTTAACGCCGAATATCGTTTAGTAAGTAAGCATGATGAATACTAATCATGTACCTCATACCACGGAGGCTGTTCTAGATCTTATACCGCCCGATTCACTGTTAGCTGCTATCAGATACAATATATCAGGGTTTTACTCTGACGATTGGGAAGCACGGCATCAATTAGCCGGTAACTCTTTGTGTCTATATGTGTTTCAAACGCATGGGCAACAATCTAAAGTTGGGCAAGCTGCACAACAACTGTTTGATCTGATTAACAAACCCTGCACTAAACCCCAATGACTCACATGAAAGCTCAGACTAAGCTCAACCTATTTTTGAGCTTGTTTGTTATGTTCATCGTACTTTCTTGTTCTACTACTACATTTGCAGCAAGTGCAATCTTTCTCGCACTTAGTTTTGCTTGTTTGTTTCTTGATCATCTATTCCCCCACGCTTGACTAACAATGGACATCTTACCTTGCAGCTCTATTGACATTACCAACTTTATAGGAGCGCTACTCGTTAACGAGAATGGTGGCGAATTCTATTGCACCAGAATTAAATTCTCTTTAAACGATAACATCATCTTGATAGAACTTAGCGAAGAACGTGGTGGGCAACCGTATGCTTCTATCCCATTTAAAAATCTAAATAAACATAACTGGTCAGTTCAATTCTGACCTTGCGGGTAAGTAATTGTACAAGTAACTGTACAAGTAAACCATCACACAGTTTCACACAAACACAATGAACTACTACTTCATCGAAGTCACCGATACATTTGGTGGCGAAGCAAACTACAGCTGGGTTAACAAGTACTGCGTCGAAGCTACTGACAAGACAGCAGTACGTAGAGCCAAGAAAGCTATTGGCTGGAACGGCATACGGTGTGATCGAGAAGACTGTGGGGAATACATAAAGTTAATCCCACGCGGTATGTGTCAGGTAGCGTTCATTCAAATGGAGTCCTAAATTACTACTTGCTTCGCAAGGCCCGAATCACCTAACGCACACAACAAATGAATTACTACAAGATTAAAGTACAGATTGAATCTAATAACGGTGAAGAACTACAAATGGAAACACATAGAAACTTCACCGAAAATCGAAAAGCTCACGTCTTTGCTAGCGGATTTGCTGCTGGTTTTGCGATGGCATACGATGGCGCCATTTTAAACATGCAAATTGAGCAAATAGAGGATGATAGTAGGCAACAAACCTTATATTAGTTCTATAGCTACAGGAAACGGGAGGAAAATTACGTTAAGTAATTGAGAACTATAAAAGATTTATATATAAGACAGGCTTGCCGAGCTAGCGTATTAAATTACTGTATACATCTGTGGTTACACTAACGCAAAACTTAAACTTTGCGGAGGTGATTCCACAGGTGGTGCGGTACACTTGATAAGATTGCTTGGTTTATTTCAATCCCGTGTTCTCAACTTCATCAACTGCATTAGCTAAGCAATTTGATGTTTTCGCGAAAAAGCCGAAAACTGGCTGGGCTTACTACCAAACAATCGAAGCCAACACGCCAGAGGAAGCTAAATCCAAGGTTATAGCCGAAAATTCTGATATACAGAACTATAAATTGGCGGTTTACCCTAAACGCTGACTGTATCCTTTAATTTCAGCCCCTGTATCATTAGATATGGGCTGATGTACCGGAACGTCTGATGACCGTTGCGTATTGCGCAACGCGCAACGCGAGTAGGGTTTGATTCCCTCGGTTCCGATTTACGCGCAGATATAGAGCCTGTATGGTGGTATAGTAGGCACAGGCGGCACAGAGCCTTTAACGTGGTGCGATCACATCCAAATCAAAACCCCATGGCCATCAAAACAACAGAGCTTGTGGCGCTAGCTGCCACGGCGGCAGAGGCTTACGATGAATGCGACACAGCTTTAACGGAGTTAAATCAATCCTTTGGAGTAGTGTACGAAGCAACTAAAGACAATTTGTTGCGCGATGTAACCATTGCGTCAACACAAGGATTGGATCTTTCTGTATTCTCCGGAGAAGAAAGCCGCTTTAAGTTCCCTACTTACAACACAAACATTGTCGTAAGAATTACACGCAAACCAACTCCACACGTAAAGCTGGATAAACTACTCAGTGAAGTAGAGCAGCTAGAAAAGAGGTTAAAACTAGCTAAAACACGACTTAAAAACACTGCGGAAGAATTGGTGATTGCCGGTGAGTGTGATGAGACTATAGAGAAAATTGTACTAGCTTTTACCAGATTGCGTAAATAGAACAGTTTCAGTTTACTTGCTGTACTGCATTCAATAAGGTATAGTTGCTTGGGCTTAACGCCGCGAAGCAAGCCTCATCACTTTGTTTTTAACTAACTCAAATGACTTCACATTATCTTCTGTCCTGTTCAATCTCCGCAGATGTACGTCAAAGCGTACAAATCAAATTCGATGATCTAAAACTTCCAGTTTCTGTAATCGAAACTCTGCAACGGAATAACACAGTCAGCCTGCGCCCCAATCTCTCAAATGCACTTAAAGCAGAGCTTGATTCGCTTCGTATTATGCAGCGTGAACTGTATGACAGCTATTGCATTCATTACGGCGACGCTCACTTTGTCACTGCTTCCTACTTTTATTCTGCTAAAACACTGATTAAACAAATTAGAGATAGTGCAACTGAAGCTAACGATCGCTTGAAAGACTTGTGGGAATCGGAATATAACTCTTGGCAGGAGACTGCTGAGGGAATTCTGAAGCCATTGTTTGTTGATTCAGACGAATTTAAATTGGCATTTAGTGCTTACATGAAATTCTTCCCTACAAAAGAAGAATACAAGACTCCGATTCGTGTTTCAGTCTTAGGGCCATTGCCTGCTTCAATGGAGAGAGTAGAAAAACCAGTAGAGGGCGATATCGATTCATTGATTGCATACGAAAATCAAATCAACACACAGCAAGTGTTGGAAGCAGCTCGTAACAACGCAGCTGATAAAGCTTTGATGATTAGTGCTGAGCTGCTAGATGATTTGGATGCTCGTTCATCGACTAAGGTTGGTCGCCAACAAACGGGTGGAGACAAGAAACGAGGGAGCTGGCAAATCACTGCTCAGAAACTGAAACTAATCAGCGACAGTGTTCCAGGGTTTGACAATCTAACTTCACTCGCTGATCGCCTACTTCAAGCAGGCGTAGACATCCAATCGACTGAACGAATTACCCGGAATAAAGGTGCTGATGATTTCCACGAGGTTCAAGATCTAATTAGGTCAGAGTTGGAAACAATCTGTGATCAAAGAGATAACTCTAAAGGACTAGAAACTCTTAAGCAATCTCTTTCACTCTCAAACAACTATAAGACTCTATGTGAACGAATTAAAACAACTGAGAATGCAAGTGCTCTCAATTTACTGATTAAAAATGCAAACCTAGAGTTGGATATCTATGCTCAACGATCCAAACAACTGAACAAACTTATCAATCAACGTAAAGAATTTATTGGTGTTGCCGGTGAAAATCTAGATGATCTTATTTCAACAATTGTTGAAAGCGAAACTGAGGAGTTTGAAATGGCAACGGATTCAGAGGTTGACTTCTAATGAAACGCTTACTGTACACAATCGAATCGACCAAAGGTTTCTTAGCAGACATTGAACGTTACACAGATAACATTTTAGATGCTGTAACTTTTGTTGATTTTGATAATGCAGCTCATCGACTTGCGCAAGTGAACGATTTGCTGGTCGAACCATGCTGGATTGTGGCTAAGTATGTACCTTTCCCAAGGCCAATTGCGGTTTGTTTAAACACTCATTCTTCCCAAAAATGAAAGACACTTTATTCACCAAGCTTCAAAATTTCCGAGGAGCACTTAACAACTCTGCACTTGAACGTGAACACATTATCGATGGTCTTTTAGCAACACTTTTGAGCAAACAAAATGCGTTTTTGTTGGGTGTTCCCGGTACAGGTAAGTCAGATCTTGTTAGAAGTATTTGTAGAGGAATTATCGGAGCAAATTACTTCGGTTATTTACTGACTCCAACAACGGATCCTTCTGAAGTGTTTGGTCCTGTTGCTGTAACTAAACTCCTCAAAGATGAATACACACGCGACATAGAAGGTTACTTACCTAGCAGCCACATTGGATTTCTGGATGAACTCTTTAGAGGGAGTTCGGCAATTTTAAATTCATTACTAACTTTGCTAAATGAACGCACATTTAATAACGGCAAGGACTTAGTTGAAACCCCGATTCAGTCCATCGTTTCCGCTACAAACAGTTGGCCCGATGAGGAATCTCTACAGGCATTTGCCGATAGGTTCCTATTCCGTCCCACAGTGGATCTTCTCCGTAAACCAGTATCAAAACGAAAACTAGACGAGTGGGCACTCGGTATTACTGAGCGTCCACAAGTTGGTGAACATATAACACTTGCGGAACTGCAAGAACTTCAAGAATCTGCTCAAACGATTGAAATTTCAGAAGAATTTCTTGATCGATTCAGTAGTGTCTGGGAGATGCTTGCCAACCGTAACATTTTTATTAGTGATCGTCGCCGCGTACAAGTGCTTAAGTTTTTAAAAGCTTGGGCAATAGTTCAGGGTGACGATAAGCTCTACCCAGAACATATGCATAACAGTTTGATACACATTGTTTATCAGACTAAAGAAGATCAGGAGGTAATCTTAGAAGTATTAGATCACGAGGTTCCCACGGCGGATCATGTTTTCAATGACGCTAAGCGGGCAGCAGCTGGAATAGTAACTGAATATACAAATCTGCAGCATAAATTCCAGGCAAAAGGACTAGGAGAGTTAAATGAGTTTGTTACCTTATTGAAGAAATATCACAAAGATATGACAACTGTACGAGATAAAGTCAGTGAGATACTTGACGGAACTCGATTCCGAATGTCAATTACTACTAGGTCTAAAGGCGTAAAACTTCAGCAAAATTTACAAAATAACTGTAATACACTTACACGAGCTATTAGTGACATTAGTAAAGAGTAATCAAATGAACCTCACAACGCATTCCGAGATTATTCGTTTAATTGCTAACGAACCTCTAACTCTTTCATGCTCAGCTTTAGCAGATTTTTTGTGGGAAGACTTTATTAGGGATGCACGTCCCTCAGTAACTTATTTAATTGATTCCTATAACATCAAACAGTTATCTCGTTTTGGCAAAGAATTATTTGAAAGATTATATAACGGTGACAACGTTAATTGGTTGGTAACTGAAGATGACTACGAAGATTATTTCAGAAAGATGTGTGACGGAGATACCACAGCAGTGCCACGCGGGTTTAAACCGGAGAACAGTATCTGGTATGCGATTATGGGGGACTTAAGTCAAGCGGCTGCGTGGCCAACCCTGCTTCATAGGAGCATCGGTGATCAATTTAATGCGGGTAATAATGCCGTTAATATCCTTAACGAACTCTCAAAAGTTATTACTGAAGCTATTGAGCAAGGTCAATTTGACGTACAGCTCTTGACTGACGCTGGTAAAAAACTAAGAGAGCTACGGGAACAGTTCCAAGAAGCTCAAGCAAAGGGTGATAGGACGAAAGCAGAGAAACTACGGAGAGAAGGAAAAGCTTTGGCTCAAGAGATATCTGATGCGGTAGAAAAAGCGAGGGATAAAATTCAAAGCCAGTCACATAAAATTATTGATAAGGCTCTTGAAAATTGTCAGGAAACAAATGATGCTGTTGAAGCACTGCATGGAAGTCAAGCAGGTTCGGGATCACATTCACTAGACCTACAGGAAAAGAAAGATTTAGCAAAGAGCTTAAGCTATAACAAACAACTTCAACAATTAATTAAAAAGTTAGGTGCTCTCCGCCGTGTTTGGCAAGAACGGAAACGAGCAAGAAAAATTACAGACAAATATGAATCTATTACAGGAGCAAAATTTAGCGATGATGTTCCGAAAGCTTTCTCTAGTGAAATTGCATTAGCTGGTACTGATCAAGGTCGTGCGCTCTTTGCCCTCAAATATTCTCAAAAAACTCTTTTAACAAAAGATTTTACGGCACACCGTAAGGATATTGGCAAAGGACCGATAGTTATGTACATTGATGTATCTGGTTCTATGGGAGGAGAACCTGAAATTTGGAGCAAAGCTATTGCATTTGTTATTGCCGAGCAAGCTCTTAAAGAGAAACGTAGTGTACAAATATATTTATTCGATACACAAATTGAAGATTCAGTCACACTTAGTGCTGACCGGAAGAATAATCTAGAACTACTCGACTTTGTTGGTACCTGGACACTCGGCGGAGGTACTAGCTTTAACGCGGTGCTCGCCCACGCTTTAGATAAAGCTGACATTAAAAAGAGAGCAGATGTTTTGATGATTACTGATGGACACAGTGAAGTACACGATAATTTTATTGCTCGTTTAAATAAGTTCAAACAAACTATTGGGGTGCAGTGGAACACAATTTGTATAAATTCTTCAACACCTGCTGTCTGTAAAAGGTTCAGTGATGAACTTTACTCCGTAAACTTAAAGAATCAAAATGATACAGTTGATGTCATACAGAGGTGTCTGCGCTAGCTGATACTACAATTATTTGACTGCACTCTTCGACACCACCAGTAAATGGATCCTCAACAAGAAATTTTAAAGATACTCGAAGAGTATTCGCTGCGTCGAAAAGTTAAAGTAGGCACTTTAAATGATCCTACAGATAAAGATCCCACATTTGGAGATTTGTTTTTTGATGTAACTTCTAATACACTTCACTACTGTCAAGGAAGGATTAATGGGCAGCCACGGTGGGTTAAAGTTGAAGACGAGCAATCTAAGCACATTCTCAGGAAGCTTCAGTGAGTCAATTAATGAGACTTGAATGCGCTCAAACTGTCGCAGAACTCAGGCACAAATACGACCCTCAAAATATAAACTTTGAAAGTTTAGGTAAGTGGATATTTAATTGTCTTTCGATATCGCTTAACAACACTAAATATGAATCTAAACCGGAAACTTTATATTTAGATTGTTTATTGAATTATCACCCTCAGTTGCTTTTATTCAGCATTTATAAAAAACCTAATGTGGACATGACTTCTGGGGAAGATGACGGATGTTCCTATGACGTGTCAATCTTTGGCGGGCCTCATTTTAAACAATTATTCGGCATAGCAAGTTTAGTTCAGTTAAAAAGTTTAATTTGGCTTTCATCTGCCGATGTTACTGACGTTAGTAATTCCATTCGAGAAGAAATACATGACTGGTGTAACAATATTGAAGAAATTTTCCATGCTTTACAAGCTATATAGTAAGCTACAGCATAGAAAGATTAAGAAACTGCTTGCTTGCTTGCTTTTCATGCAAAGTCCTTTCTATCTTGAGTTGGTCATTTCTTTCTGACATGAACTTTCAATTCTGCCTCAAGGGAACGCCAATTGACCAAAACGAAGCTGCTGCTTTGTTAACGGCAACAAGGGGCGCCAACAAAAAGCCACTCGATATTGAACTGTCCAATCTTTTGGATTTCAATACCGTAGACAGTAAAAAATTATTTGAGTTAGCTGTCGAGAACAACAACCAAGCTTTGGCTTCATTGGCTTGGAAAGTATCCGTCGATCAAAAACAAGATCGTCCGCAACTGCAACAAACACAAATTGCACTGCCAAAAAAAATTAAACAAGTTGTTAGCACTTCAGCTGACACCAGTATCGATAATCTTATCGACAAGATGGCTCAGTCCACGTCGCACCCCTTTGTGGGAGCGGCAATGCTTTTAAAAGCTGCTAACGATAAAGAGTGGATTACTCTTCGGGAAACAGCTTTAAGTTTCGCAAACACTATGTGGGCTGTCCCTACCGTCTCACGTAATTCGCGATTTTTTCGCGGCTTAACTTTGAACAAAGGTAAGCTTACAACGCTGGATTTAAGTTCCGGGGTTCCTCGGCGCCAAACTTTCCACGTGTCACCGCTCTACATCAGCCTCCGGGAGGGCTTGGTCTTCTGTATCAAAGAAGGTCTTGTAGAACAACGTCGGATGCTTTCGACGGGCTGCACGGATAAGAGCAGGGTCGTTTCCACGGCGATCTCTCAGATGAAACGCATGTATTACAAAGTGCGTTTAACCAACAAAGGCCGTGAACTGTGCAGCCATTGGGGTGATATCGAGTACTACATCGCACAACAATTTGCTGCGCAAGTGGATCGAGCACACTGAGCCAACAACCTAAAAGTAGAGTAAAGTGCGTCATCAAAAGGTGGCGCACATTTTTTTATCTTAAAAATGAACTTAATTTTTGTTGACTCTAACGATAAATGTGCAGAAGTTTTACCTGCTTTATATAAATACGAAAAGATTGTTTTAGACACAGAAACAACAGGATTAGACAGCTGGATAGCAAAAGTTCGTTTAATCCAAATATGTTCTGCTTCAGTAGAGGATATAGACGACCCTGTTTACGTGTTTGATGTTTTTAAAATCGACACTACGGAACTAAGCAAATATATCGAATCGAGATCCACGCTGGTTGCACATAACGCAAACTTCGATCTTCAGTTTTTACAATCCATAAATTGCGATTTTAAAAACAAAATCTTTTGTACCTACGTTGCTGAACGTGTTCTCCGTGCTGGTTTTAAAGAGAAGCGGATAGCTCCGCAAACTAAGAAGCCATATTTTGCTGACGTTTCTTGTGGTTTAAAAGCTGTTGCACAGCGTCGACTGGAAATTGAACTGTCGAAAGAAGAACAAGTTTCAGATTGGAGTGCCGAAATTCTCACTGAAAGCCAATTAACTTATGCCGCTAAGGATGTAAAAATTCTTCCATTAATTGCTAAACAACAGTATGAAGAATTAAAAGAGGAAAATCTCCTCGGCCTTTACTCCATTGAAAGTAAATGTATACGGCCTGTTTCGCAAATGTGCAGGCGAGGTTTTAGTGTTGATGTTACTAAATTAAAACAACTTAAATTTAAAATAGAAAATGAATTAAGCATAAAAACAGAACACTTTATAAAAGAACTTGATCGGCGATTGCCTGATGATAGGAAGCTTCCAAGAACAGTTGCGAACGAAATTGCTATCGGTAAAAAACTCAAAAAAGAATTCAACCCTAGTTCTACTAGACAGTTAGTTTGTGCTTTTAAAGATTGCGGTATCGAATTGCCTCTTGACGGCAACACAAATAATCCGACTTTAAATCAAGTTGCGCTAGCTGAGTTTGACAGCGAAGATCCCACGCTGTTGCTTTATAGAGAAAGAGCGAAGATAGAAACTCGGCTAGAGCATGTGACAAAATTAATTGACAATATAAATCCTGTATCCCGCAGGATACACTCTGGTTACAATCAGTGCGGCGCAAACTCAGGTCGATTTACGAGCAGCGGTGCACCTAAAGTTGCTAAAACGAAACAAAAAACGGTTTTCGGAATAAATATCCAGCAAGTTCCTAGATCAAAAGACTTCAGAGAAACTTTTGTCGCTGCACCAGGATATAAGTTAGTGATCTGTGACTGGGCTCAAATTGAACTTCGGCTAGGGGCTGAGCTTATTGGTATACCTCAGATGAAGCAAGCTTTTATAGATGACATAGATTTACACACGTTGACAGCAAGTTTAATTTATAAGAAGGACATACAGCAAGTAACGAAAGAAGAACGCCAAGACGGTAAAACGCTTAATTTTGCTCTGTTATACGGAATGGGTTATAGAAAGTACAAAACATATGCCGCGCAAAGTGGCAAAATAATTAGTCTCTCAGAGGCTAAGGTTGCCCATACAGCGTTTCACACTGCGTACCCACGGTTGAGGCAGTGGCACATGGAAAGAGCTGCTTTAGTTGCAGACGGTTGGACATATACGCGAACTGTTTGCGGTAGACGAAGACTATTAAGTTACGATGATGCAACTATGATGTGTAGCGCAAACACATTAATACAAGGATCAGGTGCAGACATACTTAAAATAGCTATAGCAAACTTAAGCGAACATCTAAATGATGATGCTTATTTAATTGCGTGCGTGCATGATGAACTGGTCCTGGAAGTTAAGGAGCAGTTAGCGGAACACTATAAAGAACTTCTAGAAAAAACTATGGTGCAAGCGGCGGAAAGTATACTAACCTCTGTTCCTGCCTCTGCTGATGCCAGCGTGGGAAATTCCTGGGCCGCTAAATAAATGGAATTATTAGAAATCCCTAAAAACCCTGAAAAAGAAATATTTACTGTCAAACACGACGGTAAATATTTTGCTGTTATTACAGGAGATATAAGTATCTACGTAAGCCCAAAAGAATTTGATTCGCCTTTAGCGGCAAGTAACCACGCGAGAACTTTAAAACGGCAAAACGAAATAGTTGTAAATATTAAGAAACAAGAAAAATCAAGCACAGCTAAAAATGCAGCTACAATAGCTAAGAAAAATAAATTTTATACCGAAGCCGAAATGGCCTCGCAAACTAAGCTGTCATTTCGCGAAATCTGGCTAATCGTAAGTCCGGAAGGCTTATATGCTAGTAACATTTTGACTGACAATAAAGTAGTTAAATACGAAAAAGATAAAGATAAAGCACAAATGTTTAAAACTTACGAAGACGCTTACATAAACTTAAATACTTTAAACATGGTAATCTGCTGTGGGCATAAGCTGCGTAGATTTTTCAAACGTATCGAAAATTAAATAGAGGGCATTATAATCAGAGGAGATACGCTCTTAAATTAATGGCGCGGCGATATAACTTAAATTTTGCTGGTCAAAATTTTGGCTTTGATTTACCAACTGTAACTGACGCACAAGGAAATGTTCAAACAGAATCCGTTTTAGCGGATTACTTTCCAGAGTTAAAGCTTACATACGCTCCTAAGGGTTCACGCGGTGGGAGACTTGGATCCTCGTCAAATCAAACCACGACAGACTTTGCGATAAGGCAGCGGGAGGCAGCTAGTGCAGGGGCCACAGGGGGTGTTCCTCCTAATACAGCTGCTCCTACTACTCCCACTACTCCTGCTGCTCCTGTTGCTCCTGTTGCTCCTGCTGCGGCTAAAGCACCAGCGTTTAACTACGGAACATTTTCATTAGACGAATACAATAAAGCTTTAGAACCATATAATGCTCAAAGTAGAATTTCAGAAGCTCGGAGAAGTTTAGGGCTTGGTGATGCGGATGCACCCTACCTCGGATTGCTTGCTGCATCAAACGTAGACGAAGATGTTTCAAAATTCTCTGAAAGCGAAAAAAATTATGCTTTATCTTTAGCAAAAGCAGCAAAAGCTGGTGGTGACTCAGCTTTTAGTCCGGCAGATTTAGGTAAAGTTGAATCTACTTTAGGTGCGTTCCAGAAACTAAATCCACGTGAATTCTTTAAACCAGGAGAAACTGAGCTTCGTACGGGAAGTTTCTTAGCTCGGACAAATCTGGGAGGATATTCTTACCAGGACTTTTTATCAGGAAAAGCTGCTCCTGCGGTAACATCACGCGAACAATACAAAGCACCAGCAGCAGCTCAAACAACGCTACCTGCTGCCACGCAAAGAACTGCACGTGAAAACGATATTAATTCGTTATATAAAACTGTACTTGGACGCGATGCAGATCCTGAAGGGTTAAAGAACTATTCCTCATCTTCGATGAGTTTGAATGATGTTCTCAGTCAGATTTCACAATCGCCTGAAAATAAGAAAAAACAAATTGGTGACTTATATAAAACTATTTTAAACCGAGAAGTTGATCCAGAAGGATTATCTCAATATTCTGAGCGAGATGCGCGAGCAGCTGGTGGTTTTACTTCTGAAGAACTTGAAAGCATCTCTCAAGATCTTCGCAACAGTACTGAATATAAAAATAGAGGTTTAAGTGCACGCCCAACCTTTAAATCATCTGCAGAATATGACAGCGGATTACAAAGCGGAAACTTTAACTCTCCTGAAAGAATTGGTGAAGCTCGTAAAACTTTAGGTTTAGGCGAAAGCGATAGCCCTTATTTAGGTTTATTAGCAGCGGCTAACACTGATTCTGATCCTAACGACTTTACTCAAGAAGAAGCTGACTACGCTAGAGAACTTGCACGTCGTGCTCAAACTAGTGGCGATAAACGTTTTGCAGGTCAAAATCTGGATCAGATTTATTCAGTAATTGATAAAGCAAACGCAGCAGATAAAAATATATTTAAAGACAATGAGAAAGAATTACGTTCAGGTCAGTTCTTATCTGGCACAGGTCAAACCGGTTTTCTCTTAGGAGACTACTTAAAATCAGTTGGCAAAACTACGTCAGGTGGAAACCAGAACACTGTATCGTTCTATAAGTAAAGTTAAAAAATTATATGATCGCTGAGTACACTTTGTTGTTGAAGAAGGGTGCTCAGAATTTTTTCTTACGTGTAAAAGCTTGCGATACTACCCACGCGCAAGCACAAGCTTCAGATATTTGTCGAGCTTTAGGGGCTGAAGAATTTCAACTTACATACGGTAATAGACATAAAAAGAAACTCTCAAAACTATTTGAAGATTTAGCGTTTAATAACTTTACGCATAAATCATGCTGCATATGGGAAGGTTCATTTACAAACAATGTGCCTTGTATTTATATATTTGGTAAACGAATTTATGTTCGAGATTTAATTGTTAAATATTTAGATATACCAAAAGATAAACACAATCCAAAACCAAGTTGTAAATGTAAAAGTTGTATAAACCCATATCATTTTGAGTATCGTTTGTATAAAAATGAGAAGCTGGGTTGCGGAGACACCATGTTGCTCCTAGCGTACCGAGGCCAAGGCACAAGCGTTTCGCAAATTGCCAAGGCTCTAAACGTCCACCGATCAACAATTTACCGCAAACTAAAAAATGAACGTTTTTCTTCTAGGTCTTAGGGTCACAGCATCCGCACAAGAGGATGAGGGCGTCTTAAACGTCTTGACTGAATCACTACCTTCAAGTGATAAACGAGTTAAAACTAAAGTTCAGCTTCTTCAGCAAAAAGATCACTATGTTGGGAAACTATTAGGTGATCTAAAGGAGGAACAGACTGTATTAGCTATAGGTCCTACAAGGCCAACTCCGGACGGAATTCTTCAAATGCAACCAATTTTGGTTGTAACAAAAGATAATTTTGAAGATCTTCTGGCAGTTAACTTATTTGTAGCTACGGGAGGTCTAGGTCCGAAAGCAGAAGAGGTAGAGCTTAGCGACACGACTGTAACTAATCGTTCACTTGCATGGCAGACAGAAAACTCCGAAACTGCTTGGTTTAAACTGACAGCGTGGGGCGAACTGTCAAAACAACTTTCTGATCTTGCTCCGGGAACACCAACCATTGCTATTGGAAAAGTTTCGACAAGCGAAAAAGACGAAAAATTCTACCTAAACTACAACGTGGACAAGATCCTTTACTTGCCCAAATCAAACAAAACTGCACCTAAAAAAGCCGCTGATCCTGAAAAAGGTAAAGTTGCTGCAGCTGCTCTCGGTTCTATTGATTTCTCTCTCTGATTTAGGTACTAACTATGGTGTTTATTGCTGGCCAATTTTCTGAAGACGAAATTCTCTGTAATGTTCCTCCGCATACTTTGAGAATTGATTTACAAGCTCGCCGTTGGAAATCTGATGTAGATTCCGACAGCGCTATCGTTGACCGCAACGATAATGGAATTCCAATTGAGTTTGTGCTCTTAGGTTTTAGCCCATTTTTTGGCAATCTTGGAATGCGCAATCAAGAGGAGTTTCTTCGCATTGCTTACATTGGAGTCAGCCCTAACCACAGGTTGCTTCCACCGCGATGTGTAACTACATCGATGATTTCCGGTAAATCTTCGCAGAAAAACTTTATTAGTTATTTCCAAACTTTGTATAACAATCGTATTAACTGTGCATCAGTTATTACAGCTACTAAGTTTGTAACTAAAAGTTTTAACGAACGGGATCCCGTAACGGGTGCTGACGGAGCAAAGATTAACTTTAATGCTCTTGAATTTACAGATCGTCCTGTTTCCTCAGACGAAGAAACTAAACTAATTACTGACATCGATGACTGGATTTTGGGTAAAGGACCGGGGCTCATCTCCTCCGCCCTCAAGTCTCATATTCCTGGATCGGATTTGGTTGAGCTACCACTTGGCGAAGACCACACGGAGATTAAAGCGCAATTCGCTTCATCCAGACCACCATCGCAAGAGCGGACCTTTGCTGCGAGTGCGCCTCCTGCTAAGGCTCTTAAGTCTGCTGTGGTGGATGATGCTAGTGAATCAAGTGATACTCCTACCCCAAAACCTAAAAAAGCTGTTCAACTCACCGAAGAACAAGCAAAAGCCTTAGGGTTGGATTTCTAAGGTAGACTTTTACCACCTCCCATTAAGGGGAGACGGGAAAGGATGAATGAGGCGACCTCAAAGTCGCCTTTTTTTTGTACATCATGAAAAACAAAACAGCTCGTATAAAACTCGACGGGATTTGGTCCACTCTGTATTTAGAGCCCATATCCCCACACATCTGGAACTTAGGGATTAGCGTCAACAAATCTAAACGAGCGACAAATGATTGGTATTCTGGAAGAAAAAATAAAAGATCAAGACGTGTTACTTCACAACAACCTGTAGGTTCTTTCCAGCATTTGCTTGCAGCTTTTGTTTTACTTAAAAAACTTTTAAAGGAACTTCCAACGGATCATCATGTTTACACACAACCAGAATCAACTCGGTCAGCATTACTTTCTCGTTACATACAACGTCTAGGATTTACTCAGTCTCTAGCGGATGGTCAACAATTTTGGGTGTTAACAGCTGATCGAAGGAAGGAAGTTCTATTTGATTGCTGACACACCACTTAACTAAACAAGTAAATAAACGACTGTGCATTTGTTGTTGGCGATAAACAGAATCAAAGATACTTAAAAGTTTATCCTTATCAAGCTTTTTAGCCTCAAGCATGACCCGTTGATGAGTAAACCGCTGCTCAGGGGTCTCCCATTCCATGTCGATCACGGGGTGCGTAATTATTGTGTTAACTATACTCACTAAACGCTGGACGGCTCTAAAAAAAATCGCTAAGCTTTGACGTACCGAGGCCCCTTAAAACTTTGTCAGAATTTTATAGTATTCCAAAAGGTGTAACGCACGCTCTAATTAAACATTCATTTATTTCTGGTTCAGTCCTAGTTCCCCACGATCCTCTTGGTGTTCTTAGCGATCAATTGCGATCGCACAACTTGACAGTTACCCGTAACGAAAATGAAGAAAATTTAACTAATCCTGTTTGGTGGGTCTCAGAAAAATCAAAAAAATACGACTGGGTTATTTCCAGCACAATGGGTTTATCTAACTATACAGAGTACATCCTTGAGTATGGGATGCAAGTAGCTACAGCGGGAATTGCTGTTTTAGATCGTTTATCTTTTATAGAGCCTGTTGCCCGGAGGCGGAATTTTCTCCTAGCCAATAAGCTTTCCAACATGATCGTTCTGAGCCCACGTCCAAAATTCAGGGCTTTGGGGTCGACAAAAGATTCCGTGACCAGCTGTTGGTTTCTTTTCCAACGACCAGAAAATTGGTGCGATGGCACTCAGGTGACATTCGGTTTAGATTGGGACCGCGTTGAGCCTCTTCCTCCGCTCGAATAATGACATCAAGATCACAAAAATTTGAAGTGTTTCAAAAATCAATTTTGGAGCAGCTTATCCAAACAAACATCAAGCTCGACAAGGTGTGCGCTTTGTTGGTCTCCAACCAACTATTACAAGAATGTATATCTCCGGAAGGGGAAATTCGCACTGCACAAGACTGCGCGGAAATTGTAAGCGAAAGTTTCTGCGCAGGTATGTGTCTTAACGAAGAGTTAAGCGATCGGAGTAAGGAATTTGATTACCAAAAATCTGAATTTTTTATTGATGATGACAACAACGATGAGCTAGATGATTCAAAAGACGACGATGAAGGCAATGATAGTACTCCTTCTCGATTCCCAGCAATGAAATTTTAAAAATAAACGCTAGTATTTGATTAATTCGACACAATTTAGTGTCTCAAACACGATTAACTTTAAACGGACTTAGGCACTACAACTGCGCTGGAGTACCTAAACCCCTACCTTCCGTTACAAGTGTTTTATCTGCCACGCAGACGGAAGAAACACGCGCAAAATTAGCGCACTGGAATATCCTGAATCCAGGAGTTGCAGACAAAGCAGCTGAAAGGGGAAATTGGATTCATAACGCTGCTGAGAACTGGATAAGGGGTTTACAGGTACATCCGCCAAAGGAATATGAACCCTACTGGACGGATATGCCCGAAAAATTGGAAGAATTACTTGGGAACGGTAAAGTCCTGTGGTCGGAAAAACCCTACAACCAACCACAATGGTCAAACTTTACTGGTGAAGATGGCGTAGGGCGCATACATTATTACGATGAAAATACTGGGCATGGCTACGCTGGTTGTTGCGACATTATCTATATAGATCAAAACGGCGAAACAATTTTAGGTGACTTTAAAACATCAGTAGGTCCGTATAGTTATAAATTTCCTAGAGCTAATTCAGGCATAGACGATAAACTTAAAAAAGCTTTAATCTCTGGTGTATTTAAACTTAAAAAAACTCAACTTCAGCTTGCTGCTTATAAACTCGCCGCCGAAAAATGTTTAGGGATTAAAATTGATAAGACGCAAATAATCGTTTCTACGGCAATACCTGAGTTCTCAGTTCAAGTTTTTACTTTTTCCAAAAACGACGTTGAAAAACACGAAGTTCAGTGGCTGGAAGTAGTTAAAAAATTCTATGAGGCTCAGCCGCAGAATTAAGGATTTCTCCGGTGGCTACGCTGGGGGCGGTGTGCCACAATGTCTGGGCAGGAGCAAGCAATGCAGTTTCATTTCAGTGTCAATCAGGAAGTACGTAAGTACGTAAGCCCCAAAACAGGCAAAATTCCGACTGGCGGAAATTTTAAAAGTTTTAATGAGAATTGGGAAAAGTTAACTCAAGGTACAGCTGAAATAGCTGAAATAGTACAGCACGGGTATGGTCTATGTGCGTGGCATCTTGTTAACGGAAAACGAACTAAAAATGAAACAGGTTGTATACAAGCCGGTTTATTAATTATTGACATTGATAATCAAGCAGACGGAAAAGATAGCGAGGGGAACAAAATACAGAAACAAGAATTAAATGCAGAACAAGCAAAGCAATTAGATATTTGTAAAAACTATTTAAGCTTTGCTTATTACTCCCCAAGTCATACAGAAGAGTGGCCGAGATTTCGTTTGGTTTTTGGTTTAGAAAAACCCGTTATTGATACTGGATTTTATCAGTGGTTTACTCGTCAAATCTCCGCACAAATTCCAGGATCTGATATACGCGCAACACAAGTACCCAATTTATTTTACGGTGCTAAAAAGGGCACAGATCTTATTTATACTTCTGAAAATTATATACCGGTTGAAAAAATTGATGAAGCTTACCAAATTTATTTAAAATTACCTAGAGAGAATACAGCTAAAGAGGCGGCATCTGAGGCTCTCTTAGCAGAAGTCTCTCCCACAGGAGTCGATCTAGAACGCTTGGTCAGCGCAGCCGTGCGTCGAATCCTCGACGGTGAGGAGGTGACGGATAGGTCCTTCGCTATGGCCTCAGCGTTTAACGAAATTATTGGTTGGTGCAACTGGCTAAACGATGCTGGGCTACCCGTCAGGAAGGCACCCCTTGACATAGCGAACCAAGTGTTCGAGAATATCTACGAGTACGCCCCCGAACTAGACAGCAAATTTGATCGAATCCTCAGCAGCATCTCAGATCCAAAGAGCCTCCAACCAGCTTTGTCTCTCGTGTCTGAAGACGGAGACTGTGCCATTTGGAAAAAGATAAAGTTCATTAATAAGGACATTTTTGAAGCAAATTGTCCTGACAATGTACGGACAGAAATTGCTAACAACAAACCTAAACCAGTTAATTCAATACTGAGTTTTGACGATCCTACTTCACCATCAACAACAACTTCTTTTACAACAACACAAACTGCACCTATGCCTAGCTCTACTCCGTCAACACCGGCACAATTGATTCAAATTCAATCCAAGAACAAACAGTTTTCGGAAAACGATATCGCAGATGTAATTGTTAATAATTACGGAGATAAATTTTTATTCGATTCAAATTTAGATGAATTTTTTGCTTACGACGAAGATGAAGGAGTTTGGTATATAAATGATGAACAACATATCAAAAGACGTATTGTAAAAACACTAGATACATTTATTACAGCTGGAGTGTTGCCTCGTTATAACTCCTCCACTGTCAGCTCAGTTTTTCATATCCTTAAAGCTAAATTGCTTAAGTCCATTAACGGCGGAAGAAGTTCCATATGGCAAGCCGGTCGTGGGTTGATAGCCTTTAAAAATGGTGTGTTCAACGCAAATACTCAGCAATTTACACCTGGAAATCAAAAAGATTTATATTTTCAAACAAAGCTTTCTTACGTTTACGACTCTACAGCATCTTGTACTGAGTTCATAAAATGGCTTAGCTGGGCGGTTGAACCCGACAAGGTGATCATTATCCGAGCTTTCTGCCGGGCAGTCTTGACGGGCTACACAACGGGCGAAAAATTCCTTCACTTAATAGGAGCTGGCGGTTCGGGTAAGTCCACGCTGCAGCAGATCCTCATTGCTCTTGCCGGCTTTACGGGCACTCATACAAGCGACTTAGAAACGATTGAGACGAATCGTTTCGAAGCTCACAGCTTGATCGGTAAAAGACTTTTGCTACTAACGGACGAAGCATCTTTTAGTAAAAGATTGGACACTCTTAAGAAATTGACTTCGGCTTCGGATACGTTACGGGCTGAACGCAAATATGGAACTCAAGTTATAAATTTCAAGCCTGAACTTCTGGTTTCAATTGCTTCAAACGAACACATAAGTTCTTCAGATATAAGTTCTGGTTTGGAGCGCAGAAGGCTCACTATTGTCATGAACAATGTTGTGCCTGCCTCACAACGACGTAATCTGATCAGCGTTTACAACGATAGAGTCGAAGGCGAGCTGGCTCCAGAGCTTCCTGGCGTAGCAGCGTGGGCACTCGACATGCCTTTTGAAGAAATGCGAGAGGTAATGGCCAACCCAGTAAAGTTTTGCCCTCAGCTCAACGCAACCAACCTGGAAGCTCTTGTGTTCAATAACCCAATTTGTGCTTGGTTAGCAGAATGCACTCTGTATGCGCCCAATTCGCTTACCACGCTGGGTGGTGGTGCTTTTCGACCCAGTATTGACGAACAGGAGAGGGGTTTATTTGTAAAAAATGCTTACACGGAACTGTATGCTTCGTACGTTAACTTTGCGAAATCAAACGGATACAAAGCCAGCGCAAAGCCTCGTTTTGTTGACCGTCTTAAAGAAACGGTAAACAATGTTTTAAAAGTTCCTCATATCGAACCAAAGTTTATCAACGGTAAAGCTGTAGTTCGTGGGTTAAGGTTAAAGCCTTATGATCCTTCGACAGATCGTTCCGCTAGTGGTGACATGCGCTTGCCTTCACCTATAGAATACGCCTCGAACCCAACTGTCTGGGAACAGGCGTTCACAACTCACGACAAACCTTAGGCAATCAAATGAACAACAAAACTCTTTTTTGGGGAATTCTTGGCGTTGGATGCGGCGGTGTAATAGGCACTGCTGTATTCTCCCCCCTAAATATGTCTACGGCTATTGCGGCTGCTGGGGGCGCCTTGGCTGGAGCCTCCGTAACAATTGAACATCGTCGTAAGAAAGAAACTGAAACTGTCGAAGCTGTCAAAGTGGCAAAAAGTTTTAATTATTTATACGAATCGAATCGTGGACTTGTAAACCCACAGCAGCTTTCGTTTAATTCAGATATCCCTGTAGACAAAGCAGAAGTTTTTCTGGGTGCTTTAGCGGAATCTCAAGGTGGACAACGAATTGAAACAGAAACAGGAGTTGTTTACAAATTCCCTCACCCTCAGAATGTCTTGGATCGACTGGCTGAGAACGCCACCGCGTGGGTAGAAGATCAGAAAAAACCGCTAGAGCAAGAGAATCTTATTTTAAAACAACAGTTGAATGCTTTTCAAGCAGTTATAAATTCAAACAAAACTACTTATGAACCGACAGTTACTCAAAACCCCATAAACTCTTTTATTCCAAACCCAAGCACATTAAATAAATCTAAAGAAACTATCGGTGCTTGGTCAAATCTTCTATAGTAAGAGAACGCAGCGTACGGCGAACTTAAGGCCGGGCCTAATCAAGCCCGGCTTTCGCTTGTCTAGCCTTGTATAGAAGACTCTTTACCGCCTGGGTTTACGGCACCGTGCCCAGGAATAATAGCGTTAGTGATGCGCTCAACCAACCCCGGACTGTCCTTCATCACGCGACCTGCATAGCGAGATGCAGTGCGGGGCATTACGGAGGGGTCACTCAAAATCTGGGGGCCAGCAAAACGCATCTTCAGGTCCTCGGAAAAGCTTCTTGGTAACGTAACCGACGTGTAATTTCAGTCGGTGTAATCCCAGTCATTTTATAGGCATCTAAGCCTAAACGCTGACCGGCCATACGAATAGGAAAGTCGGAATCCCTCATTTTCCTTTCTGTAGTTTAGCTTTAGATAAAGCTAAAAGATTATTTGCCATGTTATGTGAATTTGAAAGATAATCCATATTAGCTGTACGTGTATTTAAAAAGTTTTGATTGGCAACAGCAAGAGCTTGACGCATCCGCATACGTTGCTCAGGAGTTTCTTGCTTCATCGACAGCAAATAATCAGCCTGACTCATGTCATCAGGACTGTCTTTAATCGGGACATTGCGTTGGTTATAACCAGCAACACCAGTTAACTCAGTGCTTTTTTTAATATTTCCTTCTGCGTATTCGACTGGTCCCACGGGGGGACGGCTGTAAGAACCTCGATCATGTTCAATCTGCGAAGCAATGCGGCTGGCATTATCCAACTGCATCACACGGCGCACACCTAACTGAGGTTCGCGGTTGTATCCCCCCAAACCAGGAGGAAACATCAATCCCCCTATTTGTTCGGGAGCTTTACCGTTCCCAGTTCCAGGCACAATTGCCATTATTGATCGCTCCGATTAGCGGACTTAGATCTAACCCTTATGTTAGCAGGACTATTATCTAAAGGATTATGGTTTTTGTGATCCACATCTTTTCCGTCACCTTTGTGAACTTTGCCTTTTTTTGCTAAATGACGGCGAGCTTGATTTCGAGCAGCGCGACGTTTAATCTGCTCAGGCGAACCGTGATAATCTTCGTATTCTTTTTTGTAATCACGATCCGCCATAAATTTATAAACTTTTAACTAATTGTAGGCGAAGGAAATAGCCACGGTTTGCCGTGTCGTGGATCTGCCGATTTAATTCGGTCATAATCTCGAACAAACTCCGCAAGATCTTGTTCATACTGTTGAAATAACCCCGTATAACAACAGTTTTCAGGTGTGTAAAACTCATAAAGTTCCTCCATAAAATCTATTTTTCTCTGTTCCCAGTTTACGTCCCAGGTGGAAAGGATAGCCTGATGGTCAAACATAAACAGAAGTTTGTAAAGAAACTAAAAGAGCTGAAACAAGTCATCCAAAAGGGCACAAATAAGCGCACTGCGATACGCCATCATTCGTGCAAGTTCTCTGGTTTCTAAATCCCCTAAAGGATTAGAGTCCTCATCCCAATTGAATGTTTTTTCATCCGCTCGTTGCTGAGCGCAACGCTCTATATTCTGCCAGTCAACTGTAAGTGCTTGCTTTACAAGTTTTTTGCGACTAGTCATTTTAAAGCTTTAATAAACCAACCAGAGCTTTCTCCCTCAACCATCCAGCGAGGTTTTAAGTTCAATTTAGAGTATAACTTTTTAGCGCCATTTGTGCTGAGGTATCCTCCGTTAATAAGATCTAAATCGCCAAACGGATCATTAACTACATAACTTTTATTATCTTCAGAACGCCCAATGACACAAATCCAGTGACCGCCCCCGGTTGGGCTCGTCACAGATCCTTTATGAAGAATCCCAATAGGGACCGCGATTCCTTTATCTAGTTGAGCGTCAATATCCTTCCACGAGCCTTTTTGACAAAATTCGGCTCTGACTCCGTAATCTTCTAGAGCTTCTAACTGTGCTGCTGCTGACGTAGTGTCGCCATGTTTAAACACAGTTGCTATATATTTATCATCGTTATCAATGCTGTTGGGTTTTAATCCCTTAAGCATCATGGCGCAAGAGCTAGAAAAACAAGTCCGCAAAGGATCACGGACGTTATCTCGCTGAGAATAATAAGGAATATTTAAAACTTTTTCGACAGGAACTGATGGAGAAGATTCTTGTGGGACAGATAAAGATTTGGGATCGTTAATAATCTTCCAATGGCTGGGGTAAAGCCACCAGTCTTGATCGGGTTGAGACTCAAGCCGAATCCTGTAGTCGACTTCTCCGGGAACCATTGTGATTGTACGCCACTCATGGGCAGCTCCCTTAGGGACAAAGACTTTTTCTTCAGCAGAAAGAGTGGTAGCTTGCTCAGGCTTACGTTTTAGCCACGTATCCTGTTTTGCCAAGATTGAAGTAGCCAAGAGCGGATGTACAGCTTTGGTTAAAAATAACTCTTTTTCTCGCCGACGGCGGTTTGCGAGACCTTCGTTAACATTTCCATTAACTTTAGTCCACTTTAACAGCTCTGACGCAACTATACAGCGATCAACGTCATCATTTAGCAACTTTAACAACGTTGATTGTTTAAACGCATTAACCCCAACATTATATGTAAAACTTACTAAAGCATCAAATTCACTCTGACTAACTCTAAGTTTAATTAATTCTGAAACTGAGCTTTCAAAATACTGCAAAGTACGCAGAAGAAATTCTTCCGCTTGCTCTTTACTGATTGTTAGACCAGGGCCAATCTGGGCACCCGTGGTGCCGTATCCTATAGTCCAGACTCCGGCTTCGCATTGGTACGAAGTTAAGCGCAGACCTTCAAAACTTTTAATTAAATTGACCCCCGCAGGGGAAATTTTCATTAGGTGCTCGTAACGCAAATACCGACTCGGTACTCACAACCACTACGGCCTTTAAGTTGAATATAAGTGTAATAAGTGCCCGAAGTATTAATAGTGGTTGTAGTAGTGGAAGTTGCTCTTGTACTAAATTTAGACGGATTAGCGGTCAGAACTTCAGTACCAGCCGAGTTAAGAACAACAACAGGACCGCAAGAATTTTGATTACGAATATCAACGCGCAGAATACCTGTTGCGTTAACAGTTAATTTGTAAACATCTGAAATACCATATATGCCGTCGGCTGCATACTCGCGGTTTTCGGATGTAACTACAACCACGCCGCTGGAATCTAGTGTTCGGCGTTGATCAAAGTGAGTGGACTCCGTGCGACGGGTAGGATCCGTGATACCGCTGTTAATGACGGAATCCAGTTCAAGGTTTTTTGTGTACTGGGCCACGCCGATACAATCATTCGATACTTATATTTTAATCAGAAAATACGTTATGTTTACGTCTTAAAATCAATTAAAATTTATTTAGCTAATCAGGGGTACAGAATTGTGGGTGTGGAAACTATTGTTGCTATATTCACAGCGGGTTTAGGCTTTCTTACTTGGAATCACTCACAAAAACAAACCATATTAAACGATCGATTTAACTCAATAAAAAAACGTCTAGAAGATACTGAAGACAAAATAAATGAGTTTCCAAAAATATACGCTTTAAAATCTGATTTAAATCTTGGTTTGTCTGAAATTAAAGATAGGCTTAATCACATTAACGATAAATTAGATCAACTAATAATGACTAAATTGCATGAAAAACTCTAATTATAATATTTGGTTTGCTTTAAGTTATGAACTGGTAAACACAGTTTCTCAGCAATACCCAAAATTAAAACAAAATAAAATTGTTAGATTACTACTAGAGTATTGTAAACCAGACTGGATTTTCTGGAAAGTAGAAACAAGTTTAAATCAAGTTGACAAACAAGTAGAAGCCATAAAAAAAGAGTGGGAAAAAAATAAAGCTCCTAAGTATACAATTATTGAGCATGAACCCGACGGATCAAAAGCACAAGAACTATTAGGAGGAGCAATGGAAATAAAAAGTAATTTTATTCAAAATTAATTAGACTGTGTACACAAGGTATTTAACTGCCATGGAACAATTTATTGCTCACATCCAACAACTTCTTATTGTTCTTCTTGCCACGCACGCCGTAGCTGTGGCCATCGTCAACATCACTCCGACTCCAAAAGACGATGAAACAGTAGTTAAAATTTATAAAGTAATCGAAGTATTAGCTGGCATAATTACTAAATTAGCTAAAAAGTAATTTAAATTATTGCAAGTGTGCTGGGAGCTTTAAAGGTTCCTGGCACGCTTTCGCGTATTCACGTGCCGCAACACTGGATTCATGGTTATAACTTAACCATTCCCAAATTGCTAGTTCGCGATCTTCGTTCCAAAACGTCTGAGATCGAAACCAGAGCAGCCAATCCGCGTCTGATTTTGCCAAGTTACAAGTAGGGCAGCACGCTAAAAGATTGTCTCTTTTTGTTGAGCCGCCTTTAGCTCTAGGTATTATATGATCTAATGTATGTGCTCGATCGGAACCGCAATACGCACACAAATTTTCCCACGCATCAAGAATATCTTTCCTAAATCTCTTTCGGGCAGTTCGACGTTGTAAACACTGAAGATTAAAAACTAAATCCGACTCGCTCACAAAAAGTGTGCGGGGTTGTCTTTATTTTAGCTAAGTAATCTGTTTGCTTAACAATTTTGGTGATGTACGTTGAATAAATGAAATGTGATGTCCCTCTGAATCAAAGCATTCGGCCAAGTATTTACACGCTTTCTCTGGATCGGTTGTTTCACCGCAAGTGAAGGCATCTACAGCGGCAAATTCACATTCCGGCCAAGTGTGTATGCTGATGTGGGATTCAGCTAACAAGGCAAATCCCGTAATACCTTGAGGAGAAAATACGTGAGTACGAACTTCAAGTAAAGTCGCACCTGCAATTTCAGCAGCTTCAATCAGCGCTTGTCGGACAAAAGCTTCATCATTGAGTTTATCCGAGTTGCCGCGATAAAGTTCTAAAACGCAGTGCTTACAATCCAACGAAGTTGCTCAGAAACCCTATTAATTTTACGTGACTAGCGCTAATCTGAGTTACTTTCTAAACGAACATGAGTAAGGTATCCGTCCAGTGGCTTACACAAGATAAAGATTTATTTGAGTTTGATTGGTTAACATCTTTATTAGAAGGAACTACAGATCAAGTTTTAGTAGCCGATAATGTATCACAGTTACAACTAGATAAAAAAGTACTTTTGATATGTAACCATGCGGTTCCTTACCGACCGTTTTTAGACGCACTTAGGCAAAACAATAGTTCATATGGAATAATTCTTTTGTCTGATGAAAATTTATTAGAGCCATGCGAATGGCTGCATGACCCAGCGTGTAAGTTTTTGTTTCGAAATTATTTACACCCACTTTATATTCGGCACCCAAAAGTAACTGTGTTTGGACTTGGCTACAAACGTAATTTTCTGACACATTGTTTGACAATCCCGGTTGAAGAGCGCTCTACCTTATGGAGCTTTGCGGGAACTCCTCACGGTGAAAGAAGCGCAGTATTAGATCTGTTTAAAGATTTAAAACCTAACGAAGTACACGCATGTTCTGGCTTTGGAGCAGACGACGGAATCTCGACGGAAGATTATGTATCAATGTTAAACGACAGTCAATTTGCCCTATGTCTGCTTGGTCAGGAAAGTGCAGACACATTTCGCTTATATGAAGCTTTAGAAGCTGGTTGTATTCCAGTAACTATAAATAGGTCAAATCAGTTCGACATCCGGCCTTCGTACTGGCACGGTGTTTTTTACGGGGAGACAGATTTACCTTTTATTGCCGAAGATAGTTGGGAGAAAGCTAAAGAAAAAATGATTCACATTATTGAAAATAATGAAACTGCAGCGGTTCAAAAGAACTGCACAGAGTTTTGGAACAAATGGAAAACTGTGTGGCGCACACAGCTTCATCATAATTTTTCAAAAATATAAATTTTACTTTATATATTAAGTTTGGCTCTCAAAAAAAGCTAAAAGATCATAAAATTCTGTACTAGTTACTTCTTCGCCTAGGAACAACCATGTAGCGCAATAAAGTTCAGAGTATTCTTCCCACGCTTTACAAGCATCTGGACGGGAAATTTCGTAGCCCTCGTCGGCAAATTTTTTGACAATTTTATCTACGTCATTTGTAAACGAAAGCAAACGATGATTCTCATCTTTAAACACAAGTTTTTTTAACATGGCGTTACGTAGTGAAGTACAAATAAACGCAGGGCAATCCCAAACTTCGGGGCGGGATGCGTTTAATGCAGTTACCCTAGCTGCACCCTGCATAATGTAGTGTAGCCGTAAAGTTAATACTTAAACTCAGCAGCAGGCGTGTTTACTACTCACCTGGCGCGGCTGTAAGCGAAAGGCGATTGCGCAAAAGCCGCAAATATGTAAGTGCCAGCCGATTGATTCACAAAAGCATCTGTTCCTCGGACTTTAAACCCGTTAGAAAGGATATCAATTGAATATGCAGAAGCGCCGGTTACTTCTGCTCCTGCATCTTGAGCCTGCAAAAAACTATTAGTTAAATTGTAACCAGGGCGAAGCGCGTCATACATGCCCCATCCATTTGCACCGCCGTCAGATCGTTTAGTAAGTATCCACCGTGGACGCATTTCGGTATACACAAACGGCCCATCTGCGCTGCCGTTGCCGGTGTAGCTGCCAAAAGAAGAGTACCCGGATACTGGGGCGAAGGCGTAACAAACTTGATCCTTGCCATCGTAGAAGTTAGAGGATCCACCAGAACGGATTGAAAATACTGTGGAAGTTGGCGAGGTATTGTTCCAAAGGTTATTCGCCGCGCTTGCGTTAGTGCCGTTGAGGTAGAGAAAGTTTCCGTTGCCCAGGCTTGCGTGATAAACCTGCCAATTGTTTGCTTGGTTCCTTTCCTTAACCAGCAAAAGCTGCGGTGCTACGCCAAGTCCGTGACCGATAGTCTGTGACGTGTTATTTCCTACGGTGTAAGTGACCACCGAAAACCCAGCACTAGCATTAGCTCTCACCTGAGAAGTGATGCTGCCTGCTGTGTTGGTGACTGTTGATGTCCCGGCGTCCCAGGCCCAGGCAACCATACTGCCGCTATTTACGCCACCGGTAGAGCCAACGCTGAATCCATTAGACGTAAAAGCAGTAAGACCATTAGCATCTGAAGCCTCTGCATTGGTTACGTTTGGATGCAAGTAATTTGTTGCCCCACGCACTGCGTCATAAAGCTGATGGTAGTCGCCAGCATTTCGTACTTTTAACCAAACAAGATCCGGGCTAAAATTTAACTGCGTTATTGTTTGTGACGATGGAGTATTGCCTGTGTAAAGTACAACGTCCATCGCACTAGAACCCTTGGCGACTACTGGGGTCGGCAAAAGTGTATCGACGATTGGGCGATGATTAGCCGGTGGTGTATAAGCCCAAGCGCGTTGACCGAAGTTCCACACATGCGTCCCGCCGTTATAAGGCGACCCTGCAAAACAGAACGCCCCAGACAGTCCTGAGTACGCCTGGCCCTGGCTGCTGCCGTTTTTGTAAAACGTCACTGTCCCGGCATCCATGTCCATCGCAATGCCAATAATATCGCCTGTGGTATAGCTTGCGCCGTAGCTTACGGAGACATTGTTGTTCTCCTTCTGGCCACTGGACATGTACGCATAGCCCTGGCTAAAGAAACCGACGTGGGGGTTCGAATTGGTGACATAATCAGCCTGCGAGGCACTGAGTATTCCAATACGATCCGTGCCACTGGTTGCCACCTTTACTGTGCACTCCGCGTACCACTTGCCAGAAGACAATGCGAACGTGCTCCGCCTGCACCCGTGTTGGCTAGAGGAGCTGACGACGTACTCCAGGTTCCCGTCTTTCAGGTCTACCGACGCTCCGTTATTTTTGTCGTTGAAATTAACGCAGCAATAATTTCCCCTCACTTCACCGCCCGCACCTGTATCCGTGCCATAACTAGTAGGGGTATCTGTGAGACTGTCGTTGTTTGCACCAGCTGTAACGGAGAAGTTGTTAACTGTCCACGTGTTTCCGTTGCCTGATGTATCAGTGCCAAGAGCAGCAGTGGTACTGTTATCGGAGAAGGAAAGCTTGAAGCCGTTTGTTCCGTAGCTACCTCCATATGTCTTAGGTTGCAGCTCACCGTTTAAATCTGTAGTTGTAAATGATGTTGGGGTAAGTGCTTGACCGTCGATGAAGTGGATGTCGGCTAGATACCCACTGAAATACTGTCCAGACAGTTGGCTTCTACCGATGCTATGTGGATCAGCAGCGTTAAATTGCGGCGTTGCATTTTGAGGTGGATAGGAAGCAGAACTAAAGTTAGTTACCTGTGTCCCATTGATATAGATTTTATGTCTATCGGCTGCCGTTGCCTGTGTTGTATCCATTACAACAAGAAGATGATACCAAGCGCCTGGATCCCGATAAATTGGCGTTGTTGTGATTGTGTACCCAGTACCTCCAATCCTTATCTCACCAGAAAGTTCATCGCTAGGAGTGAAATAAAATTCATACCTATCGCTTGAACTATTTGCGGCACTCAATATGTTTTGATAACCTACTCCAAGAACAGACCGCTTGACCCAACACGAAAGACTCCAGGTCTGCCTATTACCAGCAGATGCAGGTGTACGGCCTAAATACGAAGAATCCCCGGAATTAAAACGAAGGGATCTGCTTATCTGGTAGGCACCACTTGCTGAAGTAAGAAGTAATTGCTTACCAGCAGTTAAACTCATGAGATAGTACCAGAACCGTAATTAAGGTTAGTAACAACGTTAATCCGACCAGGATTAACAACGTAGTACCCGAACATATCCACGCCGCTGGCAGTAGTTGTGAGGGTAGGTGCAGTATTGCTAACAAAGCTCCAAGCACCGCTATAAGTCAGTAAACGAGTGCCGGCGCTGTCTTGACGAATAACCAAAGCACCACACTGACCACCGCTGGCGTTAACAGGGCTAGCTAAGGTCGAAGAAGCTGCGGTCAGCGTAATCTCAAAGTTATCTTTTGTACCGAAATTAAGCGTAATAACACCCGAACCAAGCAGACCGCTAGGAACGCCAAAAGTCTGTGACTGAGTGAACGCAGGGCCAGAAATCGGGCCGCCGACCTTATCATATTTATTGCCAACTGCACTCAGAGCTGCGTTGCCAGAAGCTTGCGCAGTAGCAGCACTTGCAAGTGCAGCGTTACCAGAAGCTAAAGCAGCGTTGCCGGACGCAAGAGCCTGATTCGCTGTGGTCTGAGCAGCACCATCAATACCTAGTGTGTCCCCGACAAAAATGAGTCCACTAGCAGCAGGAGCCAGCGACACATTAACAGTAACTGTACCGCCAGTAAGCGCACCGCCGCCATCTAAGCCACTACCTGCAACAATACTACCTGCAGTAGCGCCGACAACATTATCGCCAAGCGGAAGCTCGGAGGTAACTCCACTAACAACAACTAATGGGCGACGATTTGCCATAACGACCTCCTGTTATTTAAGTATAGCCTCAGTCGTAAAGAACAACGGGAGGTTCGATCTCAACTTGCAATTCAGATGCACTAAGAGCTTGGCCAACGTTAACTAAAGCTGAGTAACCACCCGAAGCCGTAATGGTTCCAGACGCTGTGCTAAACCGAGTCAACTGGCCAGTGTACTTAGATAAAAAGTAGTACTGACCGGGAACCAAAGCAGTCTCGCCAGTAAGGTTGGCCGAGCTGAGCACAACTGTGTCATCAAGGGTTACAGACACGCTGGCCAAAGATGCCGCAGCATTAGCCGTAATGCCGATGACGTTGTACTGTTCGGCAGCAACGCCACTAGCAGCGCTAGCAGGCAGTACATATGTACCGCTAACATACACAACTTGGCCCTGGATTAATGTGGCACCAGCAGTAAAGTTTTGAGTCTTGACAGCGCTGGTTGTTACACCAGCGCCATTAATTAGCCACACTTGCTGACCGGCCGGCGTAAAATCCGTGTACTGACGGTTAAAAATTGCGCGAGTCGTCATAGTGATCAGACTCCGGAGGGTGTGACGCCAGACGGATTAACGGGAGCAGGAGGATTTAAAGGGGGCCAAACTGGATAACCAGAGCCAGTGATATAAGTAGCTAGCTCGTCAGTCGTTGTCGTCGCTTGAATATCGCCGACTTTCTGAGCAGCAGCTCCGCGAATCTCTTGACGCCACGTGACGATGGTGGGGTCGGCAGGAGTTCCGTCATCAATCTGCCGCACAATCTGCCAATCAGACGGAAATAGCAGAGTGTATGCTGTCTGACTGGTCTGACCGGTCCACCCAGAAACTAAAACACCGTGATCCTTAGGTATTAACGTACCGCTAGCCGTATAACCCCAATAAAAACGTTGATCGTAATACGGGGGATCGGGAACTTCTGTAATTCCTGCTGCTGCACGTTCGTCAGGTGTAGCTAGACGCAGCCAGTTTGCAGGATATAACGTACCATTTGCTTCAAACGGTACATCAAGGGCTAAAGGTTGGCCGTTTAAAACAAACATCGTCGACTCTGTTTTATTAAATTCTAACTGTTAACCGCGCAAGCGTACAGCACGTATTTACTTGTCACCTGGCGCGAGCGTATTGAAGGGGCGACTCAGCAAATGCTGCGTATATCAGTGTTGCTCCGTTGACATTGGTTCCACCCACACCTTTGCGCAACTTGAAACCGTTTGACAAGAAGTCAACACCGTTGTTGCCATCATCAGCAGTTTCCGCTAAAGATTGGTCTGCA